TCTGTGTTGCGCCAGACAGTGATGTATTACCGATAGTACCTGTTGTGTTTGCTGAAGGAACTTTTAAGTTGCCGTCAACTGTTTCTGCTAATTTTAAAGGTCTTCCCATTTGTTTTCTCCTATATTTAGAAGTCCAATGCGAGTTCTAGTCGCTACGCTGTGGGGACAGCATAAGTCAGTTGGGTCTAGAAACCTTTTCTAGACTTTCCCATAACTACTGAACATTAGTATTTATTTGTAACAGCCACAAAAAAGGAGTCTTTCGACTCCTTCCTTGTATCCCATTCCGAACAGGATTTTTTTGTTGCGTTTTGAACTGCTACAATTATGAGAATGACAAATTGCTCATTGCAATTTCACCCACGTAATCTCCGGCGTTACCAAGAGATGACGCAGTATTAGTCAATTCAACGTAGCCGTATCTTGTCATAAAGCCTACAACTGGTTCAAATGTTGCTGGATCTAAAACAACACCAGAGCTCATTAATGGAATATATGGGCAGTAGAAAGCGGCTGCATCAGCTTCGCTTGAACCCTTATAACCAACAAGAACTGGAGTTGTGTCGCTTGCATATGAATCAACATATACACGCATAGCACCATTTAATGTACCAACAAACTTAGTGTTTGTAGGAGCTTCAAATGTACCTTCTGTTGTACGTGCAAAAGCACTTGTTGTTGCGCTCTGAAGAACTGTTAATGCGGCTGGGGAAACAACTGCCCAGTTACCTGCACCACGTCTTGTTCTTTGAGCAATCTTGTTAGCAACTCTGTTAACTAAAACAGCAAGAGCGGCATGCTCGTCACCAACGTATGTAGCTGTACCTGAAACTGCTGCCTGGTTGTATGTTTCTTCAGTAGCGGCAAGGCTTCTTAAAGAACCAAGTACTTCCTGGTCGATTTCAACAGTAATCTCTTGTGCAAGAGCAGCCATAATCTCTGCTTCAACATCTAAACCGTGCATAGACTGTGCGTCTTGAGCGGCTTCAAATGTCCAGCGAGCTGATAGCTTTCTGGTTTTTGCTTCAACAACTTGCTTTAAGATCTGAACATTGATCTTACGTCCTGGTGAACCTTCAAGTGTAGCTGTGCTGTCAGCACGACCTGATGTTAAAGAACCAGAATATGCTGTTGCAATCTTGAATGGTGAAAGTGCTTCGTCACCAGCTGTTGTATCTGTGTTGTATGATGAAGTATCATTTGTAGTTTCAGCATAACGAACACGTAATGTGTGAATTTGTGCTACTGGACCTGTCATAGGCTGAACACCAACGATTTCGTTAGCAATAACGGTTGGCATTACACGTCTAATGACTGGTAAAATAACTCTGTTTAATGTTGCAACGTTACCACTTGTTGTTGCACCACCTGTTGCGGCTTCCATCAAATGCTTCTTAGTATTTTCTAAGATAACATTCATAGATGTGCGGCGAGAACCTTGTAAACCTTCTAACAGGGCATCTTTGGTCTCACCCCAACGGCCTTCTAGTAAAGTATCTGACATTTCAGTTTCTCCTAATAGTTTTACTATATTATAGCCCTGCTAAACGCTTCAGTTCAATGATATTGCTACCATCAGACTTTGAAACGTCCTTTGCAGTCTTGTCACCAGTTACTTCTTTTTTGCTCTCAGCTAAAACCTGCTTTGCGGCTTGGTCTAACTTTGAGTTGTTAAGAACGGCTGGCAAATACTTGTCAAATGCAGACTGAAGTTTATCAGTTTGCACAGATTCTAATAAGTCGCTCATTACAGCGGCTTTCTCTTTGTTTAATGTTTTAAGTAATGTACCCATTGTTTCTTTACGTTGAGCAGATTCCTTAATAACTTTAATTTCGCTCTCTTTAGATTCAACTAATTTCTTAGCATCGTCTTGTGCTTGACTTGCTTCTGCAAGTTTTTGATCTTTCTCAGCAATAATGCTTTGAAGTTTCTTAATTTCCTTGTTCTCATTTAAATGAGTACCAGCAAATTCACTTGCGAATGCTTCAAACAATCTACGTCCAAACATGTTCTCACGAGCATGTTGAATGTCTTCTTTGAGTTGAGTTAACTCAGACTCTAGATTCTTAGTAACTGCTTCTTTAACTAAAGCTGAAGAGCGACCAATGAATTTAGCCTTAAGTTCTTCCAATTTGTCTTTGGCACCAGCAACAAGTTTGACCTTTGTTTCCACAACGTCTTTCTTGTCCTGCTCAAACTCTTTGATTTCCTCAGCGAGTTGACGAATAACGAACTGCTCGACTTTGCCCATTGTACCGGCCATTACCTTGCGGTCCTCACGTAACTCTTTGAGTTCTTCAGAAAGTTTACCAACTAAGAAGCCTTTGAACTTATCTGCTGTCTCAGACATCTTTTGGTTGTACTTAACTCTATCTTCTGCTAGTCTCTTCTTATCTTCAGCGAACTCTGCGAGCTCCTTAGATAAAGATTCGTTCACCATTTTGTCTAAAGCCTCAACCATGACTGATTTGTCATGCTCATAGCGTTGTGAGAATTCCTCACGAAGTTCAGCACGTACAGTCTCTTTAGCTTCTGAAAGTTTTGCTTCCCAAGCCTCATTAATTGCCATTTCTGTTTCTTCGTTAATAATTCCGCTATCTAGCAATGGTTTGATTGCTTCTAACATACGGATCTCCTAAATTTTTAAGTCTCTAATTAAGCGAGTAACTTGCTCTTTTAGATACTTTTGTACTCGTTGATTTGCACTAGCCTCACTGGCCATTTCTAGAACCCTATGTCCACCTTTCATATTCAACAGTCCTTCGTAAATCGCTGTTGGATAAGCATTAGGTGCACTAGGTTGTGCAACTACATCCACCGTTACTATCTCAAAATCGCTGACGTCGCCTGAGGACTCTGAGACCTGACCACTGCCTCTTGAGCTTACTCCTAATTTAACGCCTGATTCTAACATTGTTTTGACTAAATTTCCCATCGGTGTAGGTAGGATCTTTAGTTTACCAAAACCATTTGGTCCGTCCATCCACATTTCAGTAATCATGTGGCTAACACGATCTAAATTAATTTTCAGATCATCAGGATGATCTACTTCGCCTAAGACGGAGTAACCACCCTTGATCTGTTCATTAATAGTAGTAACTGCATTAGAGATTTCTGAAACAGGATAAACTCGTTTATTTTCATTCTTTACACCACCCTGAATGAAAATACCTTTCATATACATACTCTTACCATCTTCAGAGCCCTCTGTTACAATACGGGCCGCATCATATGTTAAGTGTTCTTTAAGTAATGCCATTGGCTTATCCTTAATTAAACTCTAATTACTCACCTGTTTTTGGTGCAGGTGCTTTAGCGAGTGTTTTCTTACCACCAGCTGTGTTCTGATAGGACTTACCAGGAGCAACCTTAGGTGTTGAGCTACCGCTTTCTTCACCTGTTGGATCAACTGACTTACCGCCCATATCGTTCTTACCAGCTACTGGTGACTTAGATGATGCTGAATCGTTCTTTGGCTGAGGTGCTTTCTCAACATATTCACGAACAACTTCTTCTTCGTCTTCTGTTACTTCTTCTTCTGATTCGTCTACTTCTTCTGCCTCTTCAACGGTCTCTTCAGATTCTTCAACTGATTCCATTTCCATGTCATCGTCTTCTTCTTTGTCACCGTCCATCATAGCGTCGAATTCAGCTTTGAGTTCGTCTAAAGCATCTTCCAAGTCCATAACTCGATCTTCGAGTTCTTCCTCTTCGCCTTCCTCAGACTCTTCGTCACCTTCATCTTCATCGCCCATGTCCATAGGCATTTCCATGTCCATTTCGTCGTCTTCTTCACTGATACCTTCTTCATCAGCTTCGATGGCGTCAGACATATCTTCTACTGATTCTTCTTCAGCGTAGTCCTCTTCGTCAATCAGATTCTCGTAGATGTCACGACTTGTTTCAACTACGATATCGTGGAAGAGTTCTTTCGCTTTGTCTTCCTCATCGTTGATGATATATTCAATCAACTGTTCATATTTTTTACTCATGCGAAGTCACTCCTATAGGTAGTAAAATTATAGTAGTATTTAACGGAGGTGCAGAAATACTCTGCAAAAAAGAGGTTTTTGAGCGGTTTTGACGTAGAAAACGCCAAATCTTGGAGTCTTTTTGCTTAAATTACATTGCCTGTTGTGGTGCTGGCCTATATTGTTGCCTAATGTCTTTTATTTTTTTCTCTTGTTCTAGTTTTTTAACGTCCCTAATATTCCTTAATTTGTTTAATTGTGCCAATGTGAGCCTAGTTTTACGCAAGTCACTTAGTTTATAAACGCTCTTATCGTCGTTATTACTAGGATAACTTTCGTCTTCATGTTTATTTAAGAATTCTGTTAGTAACATAATAGTATTATTTATTATTACGCTGGTGGAACAGGGCTGGCTGCCGCTTCTGGTCCTGCTGGAGCCATGCCTGCATCTGCACCTGCTTCCATGCCTTCTTCAGGTGCTTCTGGCGGTGTTGCTGTTTCTAAGTCAGCATCAATACCCGCTGGTGTCACGCCAACACTACGTAGTCCTGCATCAGATCCAGGTATAGCATCTGTACCGTTCTCTTCTTTCCAAAGTTCCTCGTTTTCACGCATCTCTTCTTCACTAAGTCCCAGGTATCGTTGCAATAAGAAACGCTTGCTCAAATACGGAACAGGTTCTAAATTGCTGAATGCGCTAATACGTGTGTTATCAAGTTCTGCTTGTCTGTTCTTACTAAAGTTTTGTGGCTCATTAAAACGTAGTTCAAATAAACTATTGTCTACGTTAATACCACGCCAACGCATAAACATCTTGAACTCTGTATCGAGTTTCTCAACAATCATACGCTGTAGACGCTTACAATACTGATTAAAGCGCCACTCTTGAATTAATGCTGTACCAACACGCCCGTCATTCACAGTCATTGAGCCATCTTCTGGTCCTGTTGGCAAATAACTGCTTGGGATACGCAGACCTCTAAACAACTTGTTTGTGAAGTAACGTAAGTCGTCAATCTCACCTAAGTTAGTACCACCAGGTAGTGTCTCTACCTTGCTACCACGACCTTCGGCAGTCTGTGGGAAGAAGTAATCTTCGTTGATACTAAGTGGATTGTATGTGGCGTCCATCATATTGGTACCACCACCAGTTTGTGTTGGGATTCTGCGCTGATGTATCTCGTTTTTAACACGCTCAACGAACGCCATAGCCATGTGACTTGGCATATTACCTACATCAACGTAAAATACTCTACGCTCAGGGGCTCTTTGTACCCTGTATATAATAATAGCGTCTTCAAGTAGTTCTTTCTGCTTAAAGACTTTAAAAATGTTCTCTAAAATGCTATTTCCAAAGGGCCAATTAACGTCTAAACCCTCTGTTAGACTAGTGTGTACAACGTGCTCTGCATCAATAACAGACTCGTTTTGTGCATTACTAAAGCGACTACCGCCACTACCATAGGGTGCATTAGGTTGTATATAAGCACCATTAGGACCACCTACTTGTGGATGGTTAGTATATACATCACTAGTTGTAACTGCGGATACAGTTAAGTTTTGGAAGTTAGGATTAAGATCCTTAACTACGTACTGCTCTGGTTCTTTGCCATTACTTTCGTTAACAATGACTTTAACAACCTTACTCATCTCCACCCAGTACATTTCAAATGTTTCTGGGTCTCTTACAAATACTTGGTCACCATACTTTAAAACGTTTCTAAACATCTTAAAGATACGCTGGTCTAGTTTGTTTAGACTACACCAGTTTTGTAATTGTTCTTTAATAATTTTGATTTCGCTATCGCTAGGATCATCTTTAAAATAAAGATCAAATGCTGTACCGTTCTCTACATTAGTTTGTGTACAGAACTCTGCAATAGTGTCTAATGCCGCATTAACCTCTGAGTCCATGTCCATTTGTTCGTATTGAGTGTAACGTTCAATACGATTGGGGTGTCCAATATAAACTTCGGGAAGTTGACTCTGATAGTTCCTGTAACCAGGATTAGCCTTAGTGGCTTCTGTGATATAACCAGGGTCTACGTCGCTAGATATTTTAAAATATTTTTTCCAGGCCATTAGATAATCTTTTTTTGTATTGTATATTTAGTTAGAGCTCGTGTCAAGCGAATTAACTCATCACTCTAACCATTTTATTGGTTGTCTTATTGCCCTGTTTGAGAGTATCTAGTATTTGTGAGTTTAAATTTACACTTTGTTCAAGTAATCTTGTTACTGATTCATCAGTAGAACCAGACTTGTTGTTTGCTAATACACCTGCCATTGCTGAACTTAATGAGGCATTCAATTTGTCCACATCAAAGTCTACAGGTATTGTCTTACCATCTGGTAATGGCACCACAGCCTCTGTACCATGTAACATGGCTCTATAACCTGTATCTGGTCCTTTGGCTATACCGCCCAGACTATACGATTTTGCGGCTTGATTTTGTTCTTTTATTTCTCTAACTTCTAGTACATCTCCTACAATTTTCCCTGTAGCAAAATTTCCTGACTGGAAGTAATCAGTAATAAATTCCCCGGTACTCGAGCTAGTTTTGTCTTTAACGTCGTCTACTCTCTGTTGTTCTCGCTTATCATACGATTGTGCGGCTTGTTCGTTAGCCTGTTTTTTTCTTGCCTCTGCGGCTGGATCCCCCATAAGCATTTCAAATATTGCTTCTGGAGTTAATTTTCCGCCCTGCGCCACAAGATCATTTGTAAGAGTAGTGAAGCCGCTAATAAGGTCTTGTCTAGACTTATCTATATCTTCAGTCATTGTCTGGAATGCACTAGCCACAGCTAAGGTAGTTGGTCCTAAATCCATTCCTCTTTGCTCTGTGGTTACTCTCATTGCTTGTTGGCGACGATCTTCTTCAGCGATAGTACTCGCCATGCCACTCACAGCCGTATTAGCCTGTTCTATGCTTCCGTTAAAGGTGTCTGCTAATGTACCTAACCTGTTTATGTGGTCCCTTGTATCAGTATAGCTGGCTTGCAATGCCGCACCAAAATCGCCTTGTATGAATTGAGACATCTGCGTAAGGCCAGACATATTTTTTCTTTCTTCAGCTATGCCTGCACCTGCATCGTCATATGTTTTCGCGAACTTGGCTATTGCTTCTTCTTGTGTGCCAGTAAAGCCTTTTGTCGCCGCAATATTTTCAGCAGTTGCCTTAGTGATCTCTGACTGAGTCATTGCTATTATATTTGCTTCTTTACTGACCACTTGTCCGAAGAGTGCCTGTTCAATAGCAACCTTCTTAGCGCCTTCTCCAAAAGCTGACGCCGCAGTAACCGCTTCCGTCAGAGCTCGTGCTTCGTCTTCCCTGCCTTCTGCTTTAAGTTGATCTATTTTGGCTGCAAAATTTGCTTGGTTTAGTAAGTCTCTACGTTGTGCTTGTTGTTCTTTTACATTTTGTCCTGTAATTGCCGCAATAGCTGATAAATTCTTTTGGTAGGATAGTGTACTTTGTGCCAAGTTCATGTTATCCAATGTCGTTTTGCCGGTTATCAGCCTTTGTTGAAACGCGAATTCCGACATAGCTTCCGCCATGTCATCATTACTAAGACCCATAGCAACAAACTGTGATCTTACATCCTTTCCAGTGTCTTTTAAATAAGCAAACTGCTCACTAAGAGCTGATGCAGCCGCTTGGTTTCCGCCAAATGTTTTGCTTAGAGTAGCCGCATTACTACCTAGCATCCTACTGAACTGATCACTAGTCAAGCCTGCGTTGGCAGCCCTACCGCTGAATTCCTCCAAGTTAAGAGTTAGTGTACCAAACTGTCCGTTGAGACTTTGCATTGCACTAAATGAATCTGTCAGTACCTTCATACTTCGTTGATTGGCTGATTGTATTACGCTAATTGTTTGCTGGAGTGCTTCAGCGCCTACGCCAATAAAGTCACCTATACCAGGTATTTCTTTAAGTAAACTTTGGAACGGTCCTACGGTGCTTGTCGCAAGATCCGTCATGTATTCGTACTGTGCGTCTAGACCTTTTGATAGATTGTTTAATGCACCTTCAGAGTCATATACTGATGTCTGAAAATCAATAACACTCTTGGTTAGTCGTGCTTGTACGCCTATATAACCCCTAATAGCCTGAGCAAAAGCATTTACTACTTGTCCTGCCAGTGATGCTTTTGGCGTTAAAGATGCAAGAGCATTACCAGCTCCTCCTAGATCCTTTGACGTGGACATTACTTGACTGGCTAAGATTCTAAGCGCCTGAGATAATTGCTCAGATGTCATAGCGGCGCTGTTACCGCTTTGGGCAAATTGGTTTACAATTTCTTGTAGCCTACGTAGTAATTCTGGATCCATGGTTTTTCAACTATTAAATATAATATTATTTATCGAGGAAAAAATGCATGTCAAATCCATTATCTAAGTTCTTTAGACAACCAGCCTTGTACGTAGAACTGCCTAGTAGGGGCAGATACTGGCCACCAGGCACTCTAGAACTTAACGAAAACGGACAACTAGCTGTATATCCTATGACTGCTAGAGACGAGCTCACATTAAAAACGCCAGACGCTTTGCTTAATGGACAAGCAGTTGTTGATGTTTTAAAAAGTTGTATACCACAAATTAAAGACCCTTGGCGCATGCCTGCTATGGATAGTGATTTCCTACTTATTGCTATTAGGATTGCTAGTTATGGTGAAAATATGTCATTTGATTCTTCTTGTCCTAAGTGTAGTGAGACAAGTTCCTATGAGATGTACTTGCCAGATGTGATAGACAAGATACAAGCTCCTAACTTCGAACAGCCGTTGCATCTAGGCGAGATAGAAATTTATCTTAAGCCACAGACTTACAAGGAAACCAATGATGCTGGTATGCGCATGTACCAGGAGCAACGTCTGCTAAACACAGTAAATGATAGCAATATGTCACAAGATGAAAAAGTTAGACAGTTTAATGCTATATTCAAGGACCTTACATCGATTAACTTAGCATCTGTTGCATCACATGTTAAATCAGTTTTGACATCCGATGGCGAGGTCACTGATCCAAAGTTTATAGCAGAATTGCTAGACAACGTGCCTAAAAAAGTTTGGCAAAGAGTAGAAGAATTCATTAAAGACGTAGGCAAACAAGGTAAGTTACCTGATAACAACGTTGAGTGTGATAGTTGCAAACATGCGTATACGTTACCAATTGAATTCGATTATGCTACTTTTTTCGAATAAGGCTTTTGACATTTAAAGTTGAAGAAATAGTAGAATATCTAAACAGTTTAGATAAAGAATCAAAAGCCATTAAAAAGGATCTACTGAAAATGTGCTGGTATATGCGGGGCGGGCTCACCTATGAAGAAGCATTCAACCTGAGTATACAGGAACGCGGTATAGTAAACGAAATAATTGCAGACAATCTCGAAACAACTAAAAAATCTAAGATGCCATTCTTTTAATATGAAACCAATAGTATTTGTAGGACATAGACGAAACTTGTACGATGTATTGCTGGTAGCAAATGACCTAGGACGTAATGTAGTAGGACTAGTAGACAAGTATTTTTACGGAAATACCAACGAAGTCTGCGGAGTTCCTATAATAGGCGCAGATAGCATACTAGAAGATCGTACATTTGTAGAAGACCATGATTTCTTTTTAACGTCCTGGTGGGACGGTAACGAAAATTTAAACAATCCAGAACACTCAGGCGATAATCTACGTAAAACTCGCATTAAACTATTAGAGGATAATGGTATCAAGTGTACTAATCTTATGCACCCAGACTGCAAACAGTTAGACAACACAGAGCTAGGTCATGGCATTATAGCAATGCCTTTCTCAGGTATTAGTCATTTTTGCCGAGTAGGAGATTACTCAGTTGTAGATTGGTATACCTACATAGGACATGGATGCACAATCGGAAAGAATGTAATTGTAGGTGCTAGATCAACACTAGCAGGTGGTATAACTGTCGAGGATAATGTCAGAATCGGACTCAGTGTCACTATTTCCGAAGGACATGCCAGAGATATCACCATTCACGAAAACGCAAAGTTATGGACTGGTGCTGTTGTATTTGATTCAGTTCCTGCTAATAGCAATTATACACATAATCATCGGTTACTTAGGAGACTTACTACGTAAGTCTATTGTTTTCACTTCGTTCAAACAATCTTTTTTATTATTTGTTTTTCGATATCATCCAGATGTGAGCCATACTTCTCCTATTGCTAGGAGAAAAATAGACATCATCCGAGTTTAGTCCATCCTAATTACAAGAGATTTCTTTACAGAACAGAGGCGGTTGCCCGGTACCCCTTACTCTAGCTTCATGCAACGGAAGTATATGAGCCGTAATTAGCCAACTCACAGTGACTCCTAGGTTGTATCTTTTTCACAGAGCCTAGATCATTTAGTTTTTACACTTAAATGCCTTTTTGCCGTCCCGTCCGCAAGTCTATTCTTGCGTGTTCCATGCGTTGCCGCAATCACCTCATAGGACACAGAGAACACTCTGCATCAGTGGCTGATGAATTAAATTTTAGTTTTTGTGTTTAAGTCCTCGAGCAGAAGACCTTTTACTGAGTTACCACCAAGTCTTATATTGATAATACCATTATAGTTGTTGTCTTTTAATAGTACACCTTCAATGAACTGATAATATGCCTCACAATAGTTTGTTTCGCCTCGAGTGTTACAGAGCCTGATTATTTGCCGTGTGAATTTTTCTTTGCCTAGTGTGTCTATGTCTTCGAGTAGTTGCTGACTGGATCCCCAGTAGGTCTTCCAATCAGTCTCTACTTTTGTGTGTCTTTTATTTTTCTTGCCTTTTAAAGGAGGTCGTTTCTTAATGGTGTGGAAGAACTTCCTGCCTATATAATCATGCCCGTTAGAAGTGTTTGTTATTCGATATACAAAGCCATAATAATCGCCTATGTCGTCTGATTCAAATATTTTTCCGTTGTAAAACCAGGGATTCTCATACGACATGTGTTACTTAATATTTCCTTTAGTGATATTATAATATTGTTTATTCCTTGCCAAGTAAGCCAAAATATTTTCATGGGGTCTTTTGGTCATCTATGCCATATCAACGTCATTCATATAACTTGTAAAGCCGTTTTCCTTAACAACATTTAATATATTGTTAACACGCCCTGCAAGTTCATCTTTATGCGACACTAACCAAACTGCCTTGTTGCCATCACGTGCCATCTTTTTAAGTATTGCTAGACTGCTTTCAACACCTAAACTGTCCATACCGTGGTCAATAACCTCGTCAATAAACAACACGTTGATACGCTGATATAAACTTTCCCATACATCACGGAAAGCCCAACTTAAACTTAATATAAGTCTGTTACGCTCACCACGAGATAAGTTATCAAAGTCTAGTTCTCTGCCTAGCTCTTGTATGTCCACTGTCAAGTCACTTAAGAAAGTAACTTGGTGTGGCAATCCAATCTTGTCTAAGTAGTAGCTCAGTCTGGCATTTAAGTATGCCAAGTTCTGATCAATAATAGTTTTTCTAATAAAACTATCTTTGTTTGTTAACAGTTTTAACAAGAAGTCTTGATGCTCTTGTAGCCGTTGTAGTCTATTGACCTCATCATAATTGATTTCTTGTACAGCAGTATTACGCATATCCTCTATTTGTTCTATATAGGGATTTTCTTCTGCTTGTTTTTGCACCATCTGCGTTTGTAGTGTCTCTACCTGCTGTTTGTGATTGTAAGCATCATCCATGCTGTCATAAAACGTAGGCGGACAAGGTTCAAGATCACCTAGTTCCTTACGTGCTTCCTGTAGTGTTGCTAGGTCTTGTTCAGCGTTGGCGATATCTTCTTCGAGCTCTACTATATCTTCCTGTTTGCTAACAATAAGTTGTTCTTGTTTTGCGTCATGAAACTCTTGCCCACAAGTAAAGCATTTATGATCTCGTAGTTGCTCAAGCTCTTTTGTGTACTTTTCTATCTTTTTAGTACTAGAGTCAATAGTGTTTTGATTAGCACTGATAGCAGTATCCAAGTCTTTAATATTGCGTTCGTGTTCTTTGTAGTTTACAAGACACTTGTGCGCTTCAAGTTCTGCTTCAATGTCTACCCGTTCTAGTTCTGTAATAGCAGTTTGGAAACTAACAATATCTTCCTGCTTTTTAGTTTCCCACATTACACTACGACGTTCTAAGTTTGTAATTTGTGTAGTAACGTGTTCATTGGCTTCTTTAACAGCCTTGATCCTAAAGTCCTCATGTTTAACAGCGTCTTTAGTCTCTTTAATTTGTTCTTTTAGTGCGTCTGCTTTTTCACTGAGCATCGTAATACCCAACAACTGCTCAATCATTAAACGTTGGTCATTAGCTCGCATGCTAAGGAATGGCTCAGTATAAGTGTTTAAGGCAACAACATGTTTAAACATGTCGTGACTCATACCAAGTAGTTGTTCTATTTCTTTTTGTGTTTCTCTGCTATCGCCTTGTGCATTGTCATCTTCTTGTTCGGAGTCGTTGACGTAAAACTTTAATACGTTGGGTTTACGACCACGTTCAATACGATAGTGGTTGCCATCTTTCTCAAACTCAATGGTAACCATCATGTTCTTAGCGTTTGTTTTATTGATTAGGTTTTCTTTCCTAATCTTAGTAAGTGCCTCACCATATAATGCATAACTTAGTGCATTGATGATAGTAGTCTTGCCTGTGCCATTACGAGCACCACTATCATCACCACCCAAGTCTAAGTTTTTACCTAGTACAAGTGTAAGATCGTTTCTGTCAAACTGAATACCCTGAGTGCTGTTTCCAACACTCATAAAATTTTTAACTGTTATATCAGTAACTTTGAACATTAACTTTGTATTATACTATAAATTATTGTAGATGTCTAACAGTAACTTCTTGTCAAACTGATTGCTGTCAATAGCAGTAATTTGATTTGTAACAATTTGATCTACGCTCTTAAACTCTACCTGTATAGCAGTAGCATCTTGTTCAGCATGCTCATTCTTACGTGGCATGAGAGTAATCTCACGTAGTTTATGTGTGCCTAAGAATGTGTCTTTAATAAAGTTTGCTTCCTCATAACTGATCTCAATATCCAAGTTTACTCTAACATGCATGTTAGGTTTTAATATCTTGTCAGCGTGGTCAATAATCTGACTGAGGTCGTAAACACGATATGTAGGTTGATCGGGCCAACTAACAAACTCTGGTTGACTGCCCCACTCTAATATCATAAGTCCACGATCATCGTCTCCTGCATCTGCATAGTTGTGAGGAAACGCATTGCCTGTATATGTGATGTTGCCCTGTGTTTGTCTTTTGTGAAAGTGTCCACTAAACACGTGCTCTATGCCACCAAAGTGTTCGCCTTGTATCTCACCGTGGTCAGGCATCTTTACCATTGCATTCATAAAGAAGTTAGGTAACTCAAAGTGTCCAAACATATACTTGCCAGACATTTTAGGTATCTTCTTATGTTCATCGCCAACTAGCCAGGGTACAATTATAATGTCATCTTCATTATAAAAGTTATTGACTATTTCAATGTTGGGAATATGTTTAGCCCATTCTGCTGACTGTATATCACGTTTGTCTCTGTAGTACAGGTCGTGATTGCCAGGGATAAACAAGACTCTATCAAAAGCCTTGCCTAGTTTTTCCAGGGCCCTGAGACTGTAGTTAAGTGTAACAATGTTAATACTAGCACGGTTATTGTGCCAGTCTCCCATCATTATACAAGTATCACAGTTCTTTTCTTTTGCTGTGGTTATTACCCAATCGACAAAAGCCAAACAATCATCATTGTGTAAATGACTGTTTGACTTTAGTCCGAAGTGGATATCCGTGAATACTGCGGCTCGTTTAAATGCAGGCATCGTACTATTTTACAGTTTTAAGTTGAAAAGTCAACGTTAAAAGTTGCCAGTTCTATTGCGTTCTTCTTCTCGCTCAAATGCTTCAGCGTTCTGTCTACTGAAACTAGGAGTAAAGTCATTCATTTCTAAAATGTCATCACGTATGTTCTGCATTTTCTTTTCGATGTGCAATACTCTGGTAAAACTATTTGTAATAGCGGCAGTGTAATAAGCAAATGGGTTTTGTGATTTGCTTTCATCAAACTGTAAACCAATTTGTGCTAACTGTAACAATGCTTGGCTACGCATCTCATCGTTGTATGTGTATCCACGCCAGTTACTACGAGTAGCATAACGCTCACATAACTTCATAAACATATGAGCCAGTTTGTTAGTCATTTGACCATGCTCTTTGTTAAACTCACCAGTCTCTAAGTCACCACGCCAGTGACTTTTACCAACAACATAAGGTTCTAAGTCCTCTGTAACTTTATAGTGAAAGAAAGGTGGGAAGTTACACTTCACATATTTTGCACGTTCTTTTTTAGCACGTTTGGCAGGATCGGGTTCGTAGTCCTCTTCTTCTTCAATATCCTCGTCGTCTACAGTTTCCCCTTCAGGTAATGCTTTTTTATCTTCTTTGAGAGGAATGTGTTCAAACGTCATAACTCTAAACACTAAATCAGTAACAGCTACGCTACTAGGTTTAAGTTTAAACTCGTCTAGTTTAACCTTGCTTTTAGGGTCACCTAACAGTGCGGCTTCATGTGCTAGTTTAGCAAGCCTGTCTGCACGTAATTTTAATGCTTCTTTGACGTTTGTTTTATTAATTTTACCTACATTTGCAACTATCATGTCGTAGTCTGCGTATTCAGGTTGTGTATATGAACAGTAGGTATTTTTAGATTTGTGTATTTCTTTGAGGATATCTTTGTTGTTAAGATAGTTTTGTCTTCTCATGCTAATATTTATCCTTCTTTATATTAGCATATTATAAAGCCAATAAATACTAAAAGCAATAAAATTAAAGAGTTACAAGTTTGAATTTTACCAAAGGATAGATAATGGCTAAAACAAGAGGGACGTCGTCTAAAGGAAGATCAGCGGCAGATACTGCTCGTTTCAATCCTATGCAACAAAATCGTCCTCCTACAGGCGGTAAAGGCACAGGAAATTTTAATCTTGCCGACATGGGTAGAGGCCTACAAGGATTGGGCGGCAAGGCCAAGGATCTAATAAGCAATCCCAGTCTTTCTAGATTAAACATCAACGGACTTGTGCCTGGAGGTTTTGGTAAACAGGGTGGCATGTCTCCCGACATATTCTTTGGCTCTGCTGATAGTGGCACAGGCGCAATTACTCCAGACAACGACTGGAGAGTTAGAGTTACAGCCGCTCCCGCAGGTCCTTTTACATTTGAAGGACCTATGACAGCACTTGCTAGTGATAGAGGGGTAGTGTTCCCCTATACACCTAATTTACAAATTAATCATAATGCCAATTATGGTAGTGTAGCGCCTACACATAGTAACTACCCAAGTTATTTTTATCAGAATAGTGCAGTACAGGCTATTACAATAAGTGCAGACTTTACAGCCCAGGACATATCGCAAGCAGAGTACGTATTAGGAATGATATGGTTCTTTAGATCAGCAACAAAAATGTTTTATGGCGGGCCTAAGTCAGGCAATCCTCCACCAATTGTTTACCTAGACGGTTACGGAGAGTGGCATTTACCACACGTCCCATGTGTGGTTACAAGTTTTAGCCACACTATGCCACCAAATATTGATTATATAGAATGTATTGTTGCTAACGGTCCTATAACAAGTATAACTGATAATGTGGCGTCAGGTGACTCAGTGCCGCAAACAGTATCAACACAACCACAACCCGCCCCTGAGCCAAAACCGGTTGCTCCAATACAAACAGGTCTGGCAACTACAACTACCGCAAATCAAACTGGTGTAGCTACGGGTTTAGCTACCAGTACTTCTACTCTTAGTAATCAGCAGGGAGCAGTGGTGTCACTCACACCTAAGGTAGAGACAACAGTACAATCAACAGGCAAAACAGCAAGAATACCTACTAAGTCTTCTATATCATTAACGTTACAGCCTGTTTATAGCAGAAGGAACATTTCTCAGAAATTTAACTGGGAAGATTTCAGTACAGGTAACCTACTAAAAGGTTCTGGAGGATTTTTATAATGGCTGTTACCTATAAAAAATCTAGTCCTTATTTTGATACAAAAATTGTAAATGGAAAATATCTTGATGTTTTAAGTATGCGTAGAATACCATCTAACAAAGGTGATACTACCTATACAATAACAGATACATATCAGTATAGACCAGACTTACTGGCATTTGACCTTTATAAGGATCCTGATCTATGGTGGGTTTTCGCAGTAAGAAATCCAAACACACTTAAGGATCCTATATTTGACTTTAACTCAGGGACAACAATTTACATTCCCAACCAGGACACTATTAACAAAGCATTAGGGATATAACCTATGGCGGGCCTTCAGGATCAATTTAAAACAAGGAGCGGACCTTTAACAGAGAAAGAACTTAAAGGCGCAACTCGTGATAACAGACCTAGAAGTGGTACGTTTGATTTCCATAATCCAGGAGGAACAAGACCTAAATCTGTGGCATCTAGTAACGGAAATGATGTTGGTCGAAAGTTTGACGGCAGACTTATTAATAATCAAACAGATTTAACAAACGGCACAGAACCTGAAACTGTAGGCACAAATCCGTTTTTTAATAAAGATAATACACCAGATGATCTAAGTGGTTCTGTCAATAACACCAGCGCACTAGACCCTGCAGGAACATTTGATCCTTCAGGCAAAAAAGCATTTGGAGCTCAAAAAGAAAGTGCAATTAGACCAAATCCTCTAAACAACTATAGCTCGTATACCTATAACATTAAACTAGGTTTAATGACACCTCAAATGTTGAATGAGTTCAGTGAAGGAAATTATGCATCCTTGAATAATAATTTGCTTATAAGTTCTGGTGGCATGGATTCAAGCCAACGTGCTGAAGGGTTCGAAGTAGATTTTTACATCGATAACTTATCTATTCAAAGTATAATAGGTCTTAACCAAATGACAGGTGGAGCAAATGCCACTGAAATAACATTTACTATTACAGAACCTAACGGTGTTACATTTTTTAATAGACTGTTAAAACTTTGTAGATCAACAGGCATTAAAAATTATTTAGATGTACCATATTTCTTGAAAGTACAGTTCCAGGGATACAAAGATACTGACGATAATGAGCCAGATCAATCATTGGTCCCATTTATAACACCAATTAAAATAACAGGTATTAACAACAGAGTTACTGTCGAGGGCGGTGTATACGATGTAGAGGCAGTTGCATTTTACGATAGTGCATTGTTTTCGACCGAATGTTCCATACACGAAACATTTAGTGGCAAAGCCGCAACGGTAGGAGAGTTTTTTGACAAACTTACAGAATTTTATAACAACTATTACAAGAATGCGTTAATATCACAGTCTAAAGGTAATACCCAGACTGATATATCAGAAGAATATTATCACACAATAAAATTTGAAATAGACGAAGAGATTAGGAACAGTCCTATTAAATTTAATCTAGATGTGAAAGATGCAGATAAGGCAGCAATGTCCGATGCGGCAAAGTCTGGAAGTGGTTTCCAAGCCACTGCGGCTAAGGCAATGACGGATAGGAAATTAAAACTACATCTTACCGATATTAATCTTAATTTTCCTTCCGGCTCAAACATCATAAAAATAATTAATCAGGTTATTATACAACAAAGTAACTATATTAAAAGTCAGAAAATAGAGCCTGAAGAAAGAAAACGTTTAGAAAATATTAGTGACAAAGACAAGAGGAAGGAAGCACTAGAAGAGTTATCTGCGAAATACCAGGACACATTAAAGTGGTTTAAAATAAAAAATAAAAAACTTATTAAACAATTTAACATAGACACACAGAAATATTCTAGGACTAATACATTTGTAATTTCTAAATATGAAATAACAAATAAAACTGTACCCACGTACCCAGGTTGGGGAGAAACTAAGCCAGTAAAAAATTACAAGTACATTTACACTGGCGAAAACGATTCTGTATTGGACTTTAATATTAAATTTGATGCATTGTACTATCAAGCAATGATTCCTAATCCTGATCAGTACAGAATAGCTTCAGGGAAGCCAGATGATTCTGGGGATCCTAGAACTAAACACAGTAAGCAAAATGCAGACGATAATGATACCTCTGGTGGCATTGCACCAGCACAGCAGAATGCAGTCCCTCCTTCTATAGAATCTGGACAAGGATCTGATAAAGCAGACTACCAACAGCAGGACGATAGAATACTACAAGAAAATTTATATACAAACGCAAAAGGTGACATGGTCGAACTTGACTTAAAGATAATTGGTGATCCTGACTTTTTAGTTGGTTACAACGAAGCTGACTTTGCCGGGGAAAACATGAATTTACTCTCAAAAGCTGATGAGATCAACTGTAATGTCTTGTTTAAAACACCTCAAGACTATGATGATGATACAGGTTTGTTGGTAGACGAGAATGATCCGTTTTTTGTTAACAGCGCATTCAGTGGAGTCTATAAAATTATAATGGTACAAAGTTCTTTTAGTAATGGACAGTTTATACAAGACCTTAATATGGTAAGATTGTTTAATCAGCCTGGTGTAGGTGTAGAGACTAAGAAGGAAGTTACAAAAACAGCAGATAATGTTGTACAAGGTGTAAATGGAGTATTTCCTGGGTCTGGAGTTTCTAATTCTACTGAAACTAAAACAGGTCTAGAAACTAACGAGAGTACAGCATCAGTATCGGACACCCCACCAGCAAACACTACTAGAACAGGTTTAGGCACAGCGGCTAACGTTTCGCAGTCTAATGGTTCCACAGTATTCGCAGGATTAGGATCCGTACCTCCAGCCGACGGTCCAGCAACAGTTTCTACTCAACCTGGACAAACATCATTAACTAATAGCCAGGCACATAGGGTTAGTAATGGAGGCCCTACCATTAATGATCAATTTAGAACAAGAGGTCGCGGAAAAGATGCCGCTAATAAGTCTACAGGAAGATCAGCGGCAGAAACAGCTCGTAATAATCCATTAGCACGGTAAACATCAAGGAAATAATTAATGGCAGTTAAAAATTCAGAAAATTTTGCATCAACTAAAAACTTTAGTACCGTACAGACTGGTGACTTAATTAGCGCAGGTCCTTATGTTGCTATAGTGAAAAATAATATAGATTACACTCGTAATGGCAGGTTAGAAGTTTACATACCAGCATTAGGTGCTATTGACCCTGATGATCCCAAAGGCTGGATAATTTGTCAGTATGCAAATCCGTATATGGGTTTTACAAATCTGAATCAAGCGTCATCAGCGGAAGACTACGATGCAGTACAACAAAGTTATGGCATGTGGGCAGTGCCACCTGATATAGGAATACGTGTTTTAGTTGTATTTGCTGAGCATGATATTAACCAAGCATTTTGGCTAGGTACCGTACCTGAGCCACTTAAAAATCACATGGTCCCAAGTATAGGATCAAGAGCATACGCAGATGCATCTGGATCTGCGGTAGATTTCAGTGCATTGGCCGATTATCAGAGCGAAATTTTAAAAAACGCAGTAATGGAGAGTCTGGAAAGTTATTTTGAAGAAAGCCAAGATACTACTGGTCTAAAGTTTCCTATGTCTGAGGTACAATTCAAAGCAAAAGACAAACAGGACATAGAAAACTTTTATAGTAAAGCTAGAGCAATACACGAGGATGTAGCCAAGCAATTTCTAATACAAGGACTAGACAGAGATAAAGACAGAGGTCCTATATCAAGTAGTGCGCAGAGAGAAACACCTAGCAATGTATTTGGTGTTATTACACCTGGCCGTTTAAGAAAAGACCTAGCCGCTGATTTAAATCTTATTAATAAGGCAAAGCAGGGAGAGTTAACCGAGGAAGATGTAAAAGAGTACATCAATAAAGGTGATAAAGGTAGAAGAGGAGGACACAGTCTTACAATGGATGATGGTGACATTGTAGGACAGAACAACTTAATTCGTCTTAGAACTGCACGTGGTCATCAGATTACAATGCATGACACTGAAGAGTTTATTCATATAACACATGCTAATGGATTAGCCTGGATAGAAATAGATTCTAGAGGACAGATATCTATCTTTAGTAATAACAGTCTTAATATTAGAACAGGATTAGATTTAAATTTACGTGCAGATAGAGATATTAATATAGAAGCAGAAGACACTATAAGGCTACGTGGCAAAAAGTTTATTAAAGCAGAAACTGATGACTTACGTATTAAAACATTTAAGGACACGAATTTAGAACATGGTGGAGACTTAACTATACTAGCAGACGGTGGTATAGCCCTAAATGCCGCTAACTCGTCTGGTTGGAATTCAGGCGGTACACTTAATCTACAGGCTCCTACAATTAATTTAAACAGTGGAGCTGGTCCTGATAGTCCTGAAGTTCCTGAGATAGAAAAAGAAAAATATACCGATGTTTTACAGGAAGGTTTTATCTGGAAAGAAGAGGAAGAGCCCAGTATAGAAAGTATATTAGAATGGATACCAACACACGAGCCATATCCTAGAAGGATATTAGCAAAATCAGCACAGCAAATAGCTGAGTTTTACCAAGGATTACTCTAATGAATATTGAACAAGTTATTGGACAATTAAAAACTGGCGTCGTACAGGACGGTAACGAATTGAACAAACTTATGGCGGGTACTAAAACTCCTGGTGAGGCTGTTAGCAAGTTGTCATCAGCTTTTCCTGGTAGCCAACAAGAAATTTTATCCGGATTTTCTAAGATACCTGGTTCAGAAGGTTTCGCAGCCGGTGATGCATCTACTAGCATGGACTTTTTAAAAGGTAAAAGTAATGCGGCTTTGGCAGGGTTAAAGAATAAATTTAGTGGCGCACTAGAAGGTGCCAATCCTAAACTTAAAGAGCAGTTATCTGCTGAGAATGTTGAAAAAATGAAAGAGACGGCGGAAAAAATACTTAAGGATCCTGAGACTCAGAAAAAATTTAACCTAGGTTTAAGTAAAATAAAAAACTTCCAGGGCCTGAACAATCTTAAAAATAAATTGTCGTCTAAAGTTAAAGACTTCAATGCATCTGCATTTGAAGATCCTAAATTCGACAAACTAAAGGATATGTTTTCTGAACAAGGTATAGACTTACCATTAGACGACGCCGCAACTAAAGCACAAATGGAAATAGACAAATTTAACCAGGCAGGCGGACTTCAGAGTGTAGGTGATTTAGGCGCAGAACAGATGAATGGGTTCACTACAGCAATGGGTCAAGCACAAAGTAAATTTGGAGATGGCAGATACTTACAGGACTTAGGCGACAAGTTAGGCAAGTACCAAATGAATCCTGAAATGCTTGAATCAGCAGGTATGTTGCAAAAAGGTTTGGGAGACAAATTTAGATCAGGTGCACTAACAGGATCATCTATTCTTAACAATCCTAATAACTGGATGGGAGGCACAAAGCCTGGTAGTAAAGCCGCTTTCCTAGGTAATCCAAAAGCACAAGAAACAGGCTTTAGGTCAGCATGTAATGACTTTTTTGGAAAAATGAAGAAAAATGGCGGTATTAGTCCAACAGACCCAGCCAAGTTTAAAGGCGCTATGATGGCGGTGTCTACACAACTTGGCCCGGTGGGGGCAAAAAATTGGAGACAGGGAACTGGAAATTTAAACGCATCCCTGACAGCCTACGCAGATAACTTAGCCAAGCATGGAGCTCATGGGGTAAGTGTTTTAGGAGTTAGAAAATGATAAAATATAAAGGGTTCAGTACAGTTAACAATACACGAAAAACTAAACTAACTGATTTTGAATTAGCCAAACAGGATTTAATTAATCACTTCCACATTCGTAAAGGTGAAAAACTTCACAATCCTAATTTTGGAAGTAATCTTTGGTCCGTTGTATTCGATCCATTAACCACATCATCTAAACAGGCAATCATAGACGACATTAAAGCAGTGGTCAGTTACGATCCTAGAATTAACGTAGTTAATGTTAACGTTGTAGAATATGACCAAGGCATACAGGTAGAACTTGATCTTGAATACATTGATAGTGATCAAACAGATACTTTAAGGATGATGTTTGACCAGTCTGATCAAAGTTTAACAGCATTATAACAGTACATTTTAGGTAAAATAAATACTAAAAGGTTAACAAAATATGGCAATTAATGAACGACAAACAGGACTTTTAGCCGCAGAAGATTGGCAAAAAGTCTATCAGAGTTTTAGGGAGGCAGACTTCCAGAGTTATGACTTTGCGACTCTTCGCAAGGCCATGATAGACTATCTGCAACTCTACTATCCTGAAGACTTCAATGACTTCATTGAGTCCAGCGAGTATATTGCCTTAATAGATTTAATAGCTTTCATGGGTCAGAGTTTAGCATTTAGAGCAGACTTAAACACCCGTGAAAACTTTATTGATACAGCTGAGCGTAGAGATAGTATACTACGTCTAGCACGTTTAGTAAGTTATAATCCCAAAAGAAATATACCAGCATCAGGATTTTTAAAATTTAATAGTGTATCTACTACAGAAACATTGACTGACAGTGCAGGCAAAAATATTACAAACATCAATATTAATTGGAACGATATCACTAACCCAGACTGGTTAGAGCAATGGAATACAGTACTTAACTCAGCAATGGTTTCCGGACAAAAAGTTGGGAAGCCTGCAAATAGTCAAACGTTAGATAGTGTGAGACATGATGAGTATGCTTTTAGTATTAACAATACAGTTGCACCGGTATTCCCGTTTAGTAAAAGTATTGACGGAACATCAACTAATTTTGAATTAGTTAGTGCAAGTACATTAGGACAACAATATGTTTATGAACAAAATGTAGGCCCTGACGGTACTTTTCAGATAATTTATAAAAATGACAATTTAGGCAACTCAAGTAATAATACAGGATACTTCTTTTACTTTAAGCAGGGTGCATTAAGTAGCATCGATCTTAACTTCGACGAAAGTTTAAGTAATCGTGTTGCAAGTATTAACCTAAACAATATTAACAACAATGATGTTTGGTTGTATAGTTTAGATGACAACGATGACATCAGTGATCTTTGGACTAAGGTCCCTAGTGTTGCTCAAACCAATATCATATATAATTCAGATGACACGCAAAGTCGTCTAGCATACCAGGTAACATCCCGACTAAACGATCAGATTAACTTAGTGTTTGGTGATGGTGCATTTGCAGACATCCCTAAAGGAAGATTTAGACTATTTTATAGACAAAGTAACGGACTGACCTATCAGATTACTCCAGCTGATATGCAAGAAATTTCCTTCAGTGTTCCCTATGTAAGCAAGAGAGGTAGACAGGAAACACTTACTATTGTTGCAAGTTTAGAGTACACAGTCACTAACGCAAGTGCAAGAGAAACGTCAGACCAAATTAGGTTAAAAGCGCCACAACAATACTATACACAAAACCGTATGGTTAATGGTGAAGATTATAATATTTTCCCATTTACAAACTTCAGCGACCTAGTTAAGGTCAAAGCAGTTAATAGAACAGCCTCAGGTGTTAGCAGATTTTTAGATGTATCAGATACCTCAGGACGTTACAGTAGTACAAATATATTCTGTCAAGATGGTATGCTATATCGCAGAGACAACGATAAAACATTTACATTCGACTTTGTTACTAGTGCGGATATATTGAATGCGATTAACACACAAGTAAAGCCAGCATTGGCTGAACGAGAAACATTGCATTTTTATTATGCAAACTTTAATAGATATACTTTTCCAAGTTTATACTGGAATCAAAGCTCAGTAGCAACTAATGTGTGTACTGGGTATTTTGTTAACGCAGATGACGATCCACAAAATATAGGTAGTTACGTAGGTGATAACAGAAAATATCTGACTGAAAATAGTTTAATTAAATTTGATGCACCAAGCGGCAAATATTTTACAGCGGATAATCTAATTAAAACAGGTTCACCTGCATTGCCTGGTGATCGCTCTACTATCTGGGCAACTATTAATGATGTTGTTACTGATGGTACTAACGGTGGTTTAGGTAATTTAGATAACGGCAACGGTCCTGTAACGTTAAATGAAATAGTTCCTACAGGTGCCGAGATGGCACAGATTATTCCTACATATAACAACACTCCTAGTAGTACAATAGAGAATACTATTATAGAACTACTAAGAGTATATGATGAATTCGGTTTAGGGTACGACCAAACATTAAGAACTTGGTATGTGATTGCCGAAGCAGATTTAGATCTATCAAGTGATTTTAGTTTAGCTTATGCTAAGAATACAACTAGCGCAAACTTAGATGCAAGTTGGGTTATGCATTTTAAAGCAACTAATCAAGTTTATACAGTTACATATCGAAGTTTAGAATACATTTACGAGTCTGAAGGCGAAACTAACTTTTATCTAGACGAAACTGTTAAAATTTACGATGCAACAATAGGTGGTATCGTAAGAGATAATATCAAGATTTTACGAACTAATACGAAACCTGATAGTTCTGATCCTCTAGCAATAGACTATAACTTACAAGTTTACAAGAATGTTGTAGAGAGTGACGGGTATATTAATAATAAGCGTTTGCGAGTTAGTTTTACTGATAGAGACGATGACGGAATCGCTGACGATCCTGACTTCTTTGTTAGCTACGTTGATCCAGATACTAATCCTAACAACAAACGTGTTTATTTTAAACCAACGACAGATCAATATAGTTTTAATGACACCGAACCGTTACCTGCTGGACAAGTGAACTATTCATTTGCTAACATAGATGAAATAGAAGCCAACAAGAACGATTACCCAGACGGAAAAATATTCTTTACAACATCTACAAAGTTGTTTTACCAGCTTTCTGTTGTTAATAACGTTAAAGTAGTTAGTCCTATCTCAGGTTATCAATATTATACAGGAAGGCAGGGTATATACTTCCAGTACAGACACAATGCACCAGGTTACAAGCGTATAGATCCTAGTCCAAGTAATATAGTTGACTTATTCTTGTTGACTAATGAATACAATGATGATTACAGGTTATGGGCATACGACACAACAGGTAAAATTACCCAACCACTAAGACCAACTAGTGAAGATCTAAGATTAAACTATGCAAGTTTAGAAAACTATAAGAGCATAAGTGACACATTAATTTATAATAGTGCAAAATTTAAGCCTTTATTTGGAATTAAGGCTGAGAACGGTTTAAGAGCAACCTTTAAGGTTGTTAAAAATCCAAATATTAATATCAGTGATAGTGAGATAAGAGTACGAGTAGTATCTGCTCTAAACACATATTTTGAATTAGAAAACTGGGATTTCGGTGAGACTTTCTACTTCAGTGAGCTAAGTGCTTATTTGCATGCAGAACTAGTCCCCTATGTAGCAAGTATTGTTATCGTTCCTGATAATTCTACATACGGTAATCTACAGCAAATTACCTGTGAAGCAGATGAGATTTTTATTAGTGTGGCAACTGTTGATCAAGTAGCAGTTGTACCAAGTTTAACAGCATCAAACTTAAAGTTAGGTTAATAAATGGCAGTTAGAACATTAGATTTTTTACCAACAGTATTCAGGACGCCGTCTAATCAGAAGTTTTTAAATGCAACATTAGAACAGGCAACAACTGAACTAGAGCTTAAACGACTAAATGGATACATTGGTCGTAAGTTTACTCCTACCTTTAGAAAAACAGACAATTACCTAACAGAAAATACTGACGATAGGACTGATTACCAACTAGAACCTAGTACAGTAGTAAAAAATGATGCGGGTACTATTACTTTTGCTAATACATATACAGATTTATTGAATAGTTTAGAGTACCACGGTGGTATTACTTATGATCATGACAGATTATTTTCTGCTGAAGCATATACGTTTACAGGTGAGATAGACTTAGACAAGTTTGTTAACTTTGCGCAGTACTACTGGTTGCCTAGTGGTCCCGACGCAGTAGACATTATTACTAGTCCAGTTGCATCCAGTGAAGCATACAGAGTAACTAGAAATACAACAAAGAGTGAATATGCTTTTGCTGATTCAGGCGATAATATTAACAGCATAGGATTAGAAGGCAACCCTACTATATACCTAGCACGTGGCGGCAGTTATACTTTTACAGTCAATCAAGGACCTAATAGTTTTTGGATACAGACAGAACTTGGTACGTCAGGGGTAAGACTTAACCAACAAAATATTAGTAGTAGAGAAATACTTGGGGTAACAAATAATGGCATAGACACAGGTCAAGTCACATTTAATGTACCTCTTAAGACAGCACAAAACTTTTACATAAACATGTTTAAGGTTGCTGATGTAGACCTTTGCAGTGATTTAGATTTTAATCAGATTAATAATCAGTTATTAAGCACGGTATTAGAAAAATATGGTGGCATTGACGGTCAACGAAATTTACTAGATAAAACAGTTATATTTCCTAGCTTAGATGGTTGGTTGTTTGGTGGTGTGTTTGACCAAGATGGTGCGAACTACGATTCTGAAACATATGATGAAGGTTACGAACCAACAGATCCTGTAAAATGGGGGATATGGCGTATAGCACTTAAAGGTAATCCAGAGGATCCTCTCATAACATTGGAGCCTGTTAGAACAATACCTACTAATAACAAAGTTTTAATTTTAGAAGGAAAAGAAAAAGGTAACAAGGAGTTCTATAAAGCAGGATCCGGCTACCTACAAGAAATACCTATTATAACTGCTATAATGGATACACTATATTATCAAGATGGTAGTGATGGTGCTAGGTACGGTATTATTAAACTTGTAGAACCAGAAAGCACAGAAAGTATTAATGTAAACACTGACATAATAGGTAAAACTAATTATACATCCCCCACCGGTGTCAAGTTCAGTAATGGACTAAAAGTTAAGTTTGACGCAGGGGTCTTGCCTGTAGAATATGCTAACAACAGTTATTACGTAGAAGGAGTAGGAACAGCCATTACATTAACTGATGTAACTAGTCTGGTAACACCTGAACCTTTTAGTGAGGACGAATCATTGGGATTCGATCTAGACTTATACGATAGTCAAGGATACGAATCAAGTGCTAATGCGCCTATTAATCCAGATTATCTGGTTAGTAAAAGAAGTAGCCTAGATGGAAATGCGTGGGCACGTACTAATAGGTGGTTTCACATTGACGTAATTAATGCTACTTCTCAGTATAATAATTATACTCCAGTTATTGACCAATCAAAACGTGGCAAAAGACCTATTATAGAATTTAATCCTAATTTACAACTCTTTAACTATGGCAAAACTGCTAAAAAGCCTATTGACATTCTAGATGATACCACTTTAGATGCTTTCACTAATGCAGAGGGTTACTCAACTTATACATCTGATGGGATAGTATTAGCTAACGGTCAAAGAATAATTTTTACGGCTGACAGAGACGACCTAGTTAGAAATAGAATTTATTCAGTTCAAATTATAGACCCTCAGGACGATGGAACTTTCCAGGTACACTTTGAACCTGAAGACACAAATATACAAAAATATGATACTGTAGTGGTAAAATCAGGAGCGACTAATCAGGGCAAACAATACTGGTTTGATGGTAGTGATTGGATACAGTGTCAGCAAAAAACAAGTTTAAATCAATCACCACTATTTGATGTTTTTAACAAAAGCGGTGTAAGCCTTAGTGATTCTACTGTTTTCCCAGGCACAACATTTAAAGGCACAAAACTTTTTAGTTATAGACCTAATAATACCGGTACTGTTGATACTATACTAGGCATAGGCCTTAGTTATAGAAATTTTCAAAGTGTAGGAGATATATTATTTGATTTTAATTTAACATCAGATACATTTAGAACAACTGCTAAAAATGTTAACTATGTAAACCAAGGGTTACTTCATGTAAACTCTGATAACACAAACTTTACATTGGCAAACGGGTGGCAGAGGACAAACACTGACACTAGACAATTTCAGGTATTTTCCTATGAATATACCGGAAGCAACCGATTTTTGTATGATGCACAAGAAATATCTAACTTGCCTAGAAAAACATTAAAAGTTTATGTAGGCAGTGTTCTATTACAGGCATCGCAGTACTCTAAGGTTACAATAAACAATAAACAGTATATTGAGATAGAGTCATCTGTTGATTTAACAGATAAGAATATTACTATTCTGTCTCTAAGTAATGATACACTTGACAATACATATTACCAAATACCTGTTAACTTAGACAATAATAGCCTAAATCAAAACTTTAATAGGGTAACATTAGGACAGTTGCGAAACCACTTCGCAACATCCTTTGAAAATACTGTAGGGACGGAAGGTATCTTTCCTGGTGGTAATAATAGTAGAGACATAAGAGTAGATAGAAGCCAAGGCGGAATTTTGCAACATACGGCAGGCATACCATATGCCATGTTGTTTGCAGGTGATGATCAGACAAACTTTTTTGACAGTTTAGATTATGCAGGCAGAGAATATAGTACCTTTAAAAATAAATTTGTAGAAGCAACATATACACTGCCTGGCATAGAATTTTTAACTGTGGATCAAGCTGTAGAACAGGTTTTAACAACCTTGAATGAAGCAAAAGACAATACATTCCCATTTTATTATTCAGACATGGTGCCAGTAGGAAGTGAATATACAGAACAAACAAGCACATGGTATGACGGGAACAGTAAATCTTTTAGGTTAACTAACGTTACCGATATGAATGTTCCTAGTAATAAGTCTGTCCTTATTTTTAACGGGACATCCCAATTATTAAGAAATAGAGATTATAATTTTAGTACAGATGGGTTATTTGTTGAGTTTACCACGTCATATACACCCACCGCAGGTGACATTATTACTATAAGAGAATATAGTAACACGCATGGAAGTTTTATCCCAGAGACTCCTACAAAGATGGGGCTATATCCTAGCTTCCAACCAAGACTACTGGTAGATAACACGTACACAAACTCAACAACATTTATTGTTGGGCACGACGGCTCAAAGACTCCAGCCTGGGGCGACCTTAGAGATGACATCCTATTAGAATTAGAAAAACGTATCTACAACAACTGCAAAGTTGCTTACGATAAAGACAGACTAGACATACATGACGTTTTACCAGGACAATTTAGAGATACTGATTATTCAAGGGCGGAATGTGTTTATATTCTAGGCGGTGAATTCGCACGTTGGTCGGGTAACAACAGAATAGACTATAACGAACACGACTTCTTTAATAATTCTGACCCATTTACATACAACTGGAGCCAAAGTTCTAGCGCAGTTGATGGAGAGTTACTACCAGGTTACTGGCGTGGTGTGTATAGATGGTATTACGATACAGATACTCCACACTTAACACCTTGGGAATGTTTAGGACTAGCAGAAGAACCTAGTTGGTGGGCAGACGCATACGGTACTGCTCCGTTTTCAGCAGGTAACCTAGTGTTATGGGACGACCTAGAAGCAGGGTACATTAAAGAGCCTGGCAACGAACGTTATGATTTGAGGTACGCCAGACCTGGTGTCACCAAGTATATACCTATAAACGTATACGGTGAACTAAGAGCCCCTAATGAGTTCCTAGTAAGAAGCTTCAATGGTAATTATGTAAGTGGTCCGTTTGAAGTAGGTGATGAAAGTCCAGCAGAAACAGCTTGGATTAAGAGCAGTCACTACCCCTTCGCAGTACAGAAACTACTAGCATTAACGAAGCCAGCAAAGTATTTTGGACTCAACGCTAGAGTGAGCAATTATGCCAAAGACGAAAATTTAGGACAATATACACTTGCAGACTCTAACCTAAGACTAACACCTAATGATGTGATAGTCAATGGGCAGGTAACAAACAATACTAATGTATACGTAGCAGGGTATGTCAATTGGATATCTGCTTACATGCAGAGTTTTGGCTTAGATGCTGTAGTAACATTGCGCAACAAATTAGACAACTTAAACATCCAACTTGGTTATAAATTGGCAGGTTTCACTGACAAGTCTTACCTTAGAGTGCTGGCAGAACAGAATAGTCCACAATCTACTACTGATAGTGTTCTAATTCCAGATGAGGACTACGATCTTTATTTGCAGAAATCTAACCCATTAAACAGACTAAGTTACAGTGCTGTGGTTATTGAGCGGGTAGCCGGAGGATATAAGATTGAAGGTTATGATTCAGATAACCCGTTCTTTAGAATTGTTCCTAAACAAGATGTAGGGAGCCCCTCTACTCTAACGATTTTTGATGAGACTGTCAATATACAGGAAAACTTTATTCCTGTATGGGAAACAGTACCATACGGCAGAACTTTTCGGTCTCGTCAAGAAGTAGTAGACTTTTTATTGGGCTATGGAAGATACCTCACAAGCCAGGGCTTTGTGTTTAATTCACGTCTAGGCACGTTGGGAGAAACCAAGTCATGGTTATTAAGTGCTAAAGAGTTTTTAACATGGTCACAACAAGGTTGGAGTAACGGAAATTTATTAGTAGTTTCGCCAGCATTTGATCAAGTAGATGTAGTATTGGATGACGGAACAGTAGATAATATTTCAGGTGGTTATAAAGGAAGTAGAGTACTTGATCAAAACTTCAACATTATTCCAATCAAGAATTTACATATTAACAGAATAGGGAATAGTATAAGCATCAAAGCTCTTGATAATCAAACCATATCTCTAGTTATTTTGAATGCAATTACTTACGAGCACTTGTTTGTGCCTAACAATCAAACAGTGTTTAATGATGTAATTTATCAACCTGAACTTAGCAATAGACAGGGTAGATTAAAACTTGTAGGCTTTAAGACAAATAACTGGGACGGCACATTATCTCCTGGTGGATTTATCTTGAACCAGGACAATATACCTAATTGGAATAAGAACAAAGATTATAGAAAAGGTTCGTTAGTTAAATTTAAAACAAAATATTTCTCTGCCCTTGAGAACATAGCGGGCACAGTATTGTTTAACGAATCTCAATGGTCTGAAATAGATTATAATAAGATTAAAAAAGGTTTATTGCCTAACCTTGCAAACACTTCTGGCAGCATAGAAAAGTTTTACGATATAGATGACATCAACCTAGAAAGTAACAAGGATCTATTCAGTAAGAGCTTAATAGGTTATAAGAATAGACCTTACTTAGACGCATTAGGTATAGATGATACAAGTCAGATAAAGTTTTATCAAGGTTTTATTCAGGAAAAAGGTAGTAAAAATGCTATTAATGCACTTACTAGGGCTAACCTTAATAACCTACAATCAAAGCTAAGTTTTTATGAAGAATGGGCGTTTAGAACTGGAAGTTACGGTGTGTTAGATCGTAATCAAGTTATCGAAATACAAACAAATGATAACGACTATTCTAATACATCTAGTACTGTTAAATTATTAGGACAAAGTGATCCTGTTCCTAATGATACACTTAGCGTTCCATTTAATGATGTTTACAAAAAACCTAAAAAATATGAAGGTAGTCCCTTTATATACAGAGGTATAGGAACAGACTTAAATGTTGATATTAACAAAGCAGGTTATGTAAGATTAGATGATGTAAACCACACTATATTTGATATAAGTGATATTGCAACTGCGGCTCAAAACGTCGAACTTATGGGCGTGGGTCATGAAGTATGGGTGGCTAAAGACTGGAACGGTAGTTGGAACGTTTATAGAATTACAGAAACTAATACTACGGTAACAAAGGTAACAAATATTACTAACAATTTTATGAAGGTTACATGTAGTGTCCCACATAATTTAGTTAAAGACGATGTAGTTGTATTAAAAGATTTCAGTTTTAAGTTTGATGCAACATACAGAGTCGACAAAGTAGTCAATGAATACGAATTCATAGTGCTTTCGACCTATGTAAGAATGAACTTGCTAATAGATCCTAACACAGGTGCTCCTGGTAGCTTAGATGGCACAGGTAATGTTTACAAATTTGTCAGTGTTCGTTACAAGTATCCAAGTAGAGCGGCGGCAACTGATCCATTAAACTACTGGAAAGTAGGCGACAAGATCTGGATTGATGAATACAATTCAGATGGTAACTGGCACGTTAGAGAAAAGACTAACCCTTGGACAAACAATAAGAAGTACACTTGGTCAAGTGGTAGTGCAGACGACCTATACGGTAAGGCTGTTATGGTAGGACATAGTGCTACATGGGCGGCAGTAAGCGCACCTGGCGAAGGTACTGGTCGAGTACTTGTATATGATATTAACAGTCTGAATGATTTAGATTACAATCAAATTTTAACAGCTGAAGTGGGTGCCAGTAGTGATGTTACAGATGCATTTGGCGACAGTCTCGCAACAGGACAATTAAGTTTTGACTACGATGGTTCAACAGCAATTAGTGATGAATACCTTGCTGTTGGCGCACCAGACAGTTATGGCACACGTGGTGGTGTCTTAATTTATAGACTAAGAAGTGGCACTTGGACAACACATCAATACATTGAACCAGTAAGTGCTAGTGGTGGGGAAGAGTTCGGTAAAGCATTAGCAATTAGCAAAAATGCTAGATGGTTATACGTTGGTGCTCCTGGTGAGGACAGGGTATACGCATACGGTTTAGATACACAATTAGAAGAACAAAGTGTTACAATTACAGGTGATGGCAGTACACTAACACATGCTTTAGGATTTACTCCTAAGAGCTTAGAAAGTTTGTTTGTACAAGACAGCGCAGGCACAATTTACAGACCAACTATAGACTACTCTATTAGTGGAAGCAACATAATTTTTGTAGTTGCTCCTAGTGTTAATGTTACAGTTAAGTCTAATTTCTATTACAAGTACGAGGCTACAATATCAGCCAGTGATGGCGGTGTTGATGATAGATTCGGCGCAAGTGTATGGACAAGTACAGACGGCACAAACACAGTTATTGGCGCTCCTAATCATGATAACCCAGGAGACGATAGCACTATAGATTCTGGTGCTACTTACGTATTTGATAGAACAGTAGAAGCATTTGAGGGTGATGGTAGCACCACAGCATTTACAACTGTTAGAAGTATGGATGCAGACCTTGCTAGAGTTACAGTAAATGGCGTTGTACAAGATCAGCGTAAAGGCAGTGATGCATTCTGGGACTACTCTGTGTCAGGAACCACACTTACGTTTAACGTTGCTCCGCCACCAAGTTCTATTATTAAAGTTGCTACAAGTGGCTTTACACAAATGCAAAAGTTTGCAGAACAGACAGCCAACGAACGTGGTGTAGGAAATGCATTTGGTACAAGTGTACTGATTTGTCCTACAGATTGTTCTATCTACATTGGTAATCCTAGTGATGATCCTAGAGAACTACGCAACTCAGGTAGCGTTGATCGTTACGTTAACCAAGGTAGAGTATATGGTACAATTACAAGTACAAAAACAAGTCCTACAGTTACAATAGGACACAGTATTAGAATTAACGACTTTGAAGTTACATTTACTGGCACAACGGTAGATGATGTTAAGACAGACATTAATAATGCAGGTATTGCAGGAGTTACAGCAACTGTTTCTAGTGGTGTGCTAACAATAACAAGTACCAGCACAATAGAGTTACAAAAATTAAAATTAGGTGCAGGACAAGGTACTGGTCTTAGTGATTTAGGTTTAGACGTATATTATTATGTTCAAACTATTCTAGCACCTAAAGGAAGAACAAACAGCAACTTTGGTGATACGTTAGCAATTAGCGATGATGCAGAAACATTATTTGTTGGTGCACCTAATTGCACAATGCGTATTAACATTGAGTTTGACATTGATGCCACAGACGGGGAACCAGACACAACATTCGACGTAGATAGCACAACATTCTTTGATACTAATCCTAAGTCTGGTGCGGCGTATGTGTTTGAATATCTTGGTAATCCTAGAGGACTTGTGACAGATCCAGGACAATTTGACTTTATACAAGAATTAGAAGTCAGCAGTGCTACAGACGACATGGCTGAAGAAGACAGATTCGGGGTCAACATAAGTGTAAGAGGTAACTATGCACTAGTAGGTGCAGAAAAAGATGATGCAAGAGGTACAGACGCAGGTGCAGTTTATGACTTCGATAGTGCAGGCGAGAAAGGTTGGAAAGTTTTACGAACAGAAACACCACAAGTCGAATCTAGAGCAATAAACAAAGCATATCTTTATGATCGAGTGTCGAACGTACTTTTGACCTATTTAGATGTTTATGATCCAGCTAAAGGAAAACTAATTGGCTCTGCAAGTCAAGAGCTCGACTACATTTCAAGTCATGACCCAGCAAACTACAATTCAAGTATGTGGTGCGATCTACAGGTAGGCAAGTATTGGTGGGATACTAGTGTTGTTAGATACGTAGATTATGAACAAGGTAATGATTTGTTTAGATCTAACAACTGGGGGACATCTTTCCCAGGTAGTAAATTTGAAGTTTATGAATGGGTAGAGACAGACGTACTACCTAGTAATTATGTTTCAAGCGGATATAATGGTGTCCCAAGAGATCAGGATGACCTATACTATAATTCAGAAGTTGTGTATGATACCACAGCAGGAACACAAAGAACCCACTACTACTATTGGGTAGGTCAAAGATCAGAGGTAGCCACTAATGTTAAAAAACTTACTACCTCACAAATTAATAGTTTACTTGAGAACCCTAGAGATCAAGGCGTTGCTCATATCGCTATAATGGATAATGATCTAATAGGACTGTTTAATTGTCAAAATTATATTGATGCCGATAACACAATTTTAGGCATTAATTATGACACTAAACTTAATGACTCTGTATTACATAACGAGTTCCATTTAGTGGCGGAAGGAAAGCCTAATGCTGAGATACCTAAAAATATCGAGGCAAAGTTGTTTGACAGTTTATGTGGCCAGGACAGGTCTGGTAACGCAGTCCCTCAGCCTGGCTTACCCGTAAGCGAAAGATATGGTATAGATGTAAGACCGAGACAAACAGCATTTAAGAATAGAGGAAATGCATTAGAAACATTGTTTAGGTATGTTAATAACATTTTACAAAAGAATAAAGTTGTTGATAATAAAAATCTTTCTAAATTACTTAAAAAAGAACAACAACCAACAAAGGCAGTAGGTGGCTGGACAGAATCTCTAGCAACTTATGCACAACTTCTTTATTTAGATAAAGACTTGCTGTCAGACGGATACAGAGTCCTAATTATATCCGATGAACAAAATAACAATGGTTGGTCAATTTACGAATTAGATGTAGTGGATGCTAGTACAAGAACATGGCTGTTGGTAGATAAACAGTCTTTCGACACTACTAACCTATGGAGTTATAGCAACTGGTATGCAAGTAATTTTCAAAGCACTACTATTCCCGACTATGTGGTCGCTGATAGAAACGCACTAGCTTCCTTAACACTAAGTGCCGGAGATATTATTAGAGTATCTAATAGAGGTAACGGTATGTGGGAAATATTAAGAGTGCAAAGTGATTTAACAACTGAGGTAGTAGGTTTAGAAAACGGAACTATACAGTTTAGTAGTAACATTTGGACAGAAGCGTTGTCAGGTTATTGGGACAACTATAATTTATTCGCTACAGGTACAGTCGCTGGCTTACAAGAGGTAGGAGCGAATATTAACAATGTGTGGGGCATAGGATCAGGCGATGCAGGTTATGGTCAATTAAATATTATAGAAGCGCAACCTGAAAAAGTAGAACCAAGTTTAGAAGAATGGAACACATTGTTTAACATTATAACAAGCATTGGCAATCATCAGAACACAAGTTTACTAACTATGGACTCATCTGATTTAGAGTTGGCCATGGATCCAACACAGACTAATATTACTAATATCCACACCAATAGACTAAATTCTAGAGCTACAAATGTTGGGTACTCTAGAAACATAGACTCAACTGGTGATTGGCAACAATCAGCTACTCAGGAAATACGTGCAACATTCAGTGATCCAGATAAAACTAGATACTTCTTTAATGCAGGTGGTTATATAACACTTACCACTGATGTTGTTGGATACACTGATGACGAAAAAGCACGTAGTTGGGACGCACTAACACAGATGTGTGGTACAATTAAGATGGGAGCTCATACAACATCTGTAAGTGGGGATAGTGTAACTGCTACAGTAACTGAAACACACACAAGTAGTGTAAGTTCAGTGACAAGTAGTAAAGGTTACTATGACCTTACATCAACTAATCTGTTAATATTTGAAAAGACACTTACAACCGTGGGAAGCCCATATATTAGTTCTAGTGCTAATAATATAAAAATTTATGCGAAAACTAATCAGGTTGTTGGTAATAATAATGACAATGGAACAATAATAACATTTACAGTTGTTTTATCAGACGCCGCTGATGATGCAAGTGCGGCAGGAGAATACACAATGGACGGTAGAGTTAGGACTGTGGTTACTCACTACGAGCCAAGTTCTACGTACTTGACTAAGAGTTGGACAACACCTGTTGTTACACTACATAGTAAGACACATTTATAAGGAAGTTAGATGGCACTTAACGCTACAGAAATAAGGAACATATTAGAGTCTCTCAAAGATGACATTTTTGTGGACGACCTATCTGTAGAATATAGAAATATGTTTTTTGTACTAATACGACACATATTGTCAGAACAAACTACAGTTGATTATGCCTTTAAGACTTCTCTACTTACTATAGAACATAAACTAAGAGAATTGGCCGAAAACCCTAGTTATCAGAAAGATAATCAAACTTACTTACAGGATTATATTAATGAGGTTAAGCCTTATCATAGTAAAATACGAGAGTATATATTAGATTATACTAAAACAGAGGATAATTTTATAGGGAATTCTGACTTTGATTTACCAGCCTATTATGATACAGGAGTAAGAAGATACAGAAGCCCAAGTGGTGAATTTGCCTCAGACGCCGCACTATTGTCCTCACAGCCACAGTACGTAGATTGGAATAATAATTACAAGTACAAAGTACAGAGTATAAATTTATATGAAGGTGGCTCTGGTTATACAGAGACTCCTAAAGTAACTATAACAGGTGGTGGTGGTTCTGGCGCAACTGCGCAGGCTAGGATTAACAATGGTGTGGTCATTGCTATAAATGTAATTAATAAAGGTGAAGGTTACACAAGCACTCCAACAGTCACAATAGGATCTGCTCCAGTAGGAGGCACTACTGCTAAAGCATATCCGCAATTAGGTAATGATACGATTGTAAGAACTTTCAGCAATACAATTAAGTTTGACCGTATTACTTACGGACATAATATTAAAGAATGGGCCGCAAGCACTGCCTATACAGAAAATGATTACATTAGATATTTAGGCAAAGCATACAAAGCAACTGCATCATTTACAAGTGGATCAACATTTAGCCTTACTAACCTGACTGAGCTAGGTGGTAGTGAATTTGATAATGCCAATGATAGAATTATGGCACTATACAACCCTACAAGTGGTATGTTAGGAAGAGACTTAAAGCAGTTAGTTGATGGATTAGAATACAAAGGTGTTCTAGTTCAAGACCTTAATACTACCTACTCTGATGCAAGTAGTATTGACGCTAGTGAGGATTATTACGATACCTTTATAAGTAGTACCTTTGTTGATGCAGATGGGTCTTCAATGACATTAGGCATGAAAGCAGAGGACATTAATATTGACGGTGCAAGTTTTGTAGACGAGTATAGTTCTTTTGCACCACAAGAATTATTACCTGGTAGAGTATTTGATACCTTAGACATTAAAGTATATCAGACAGCAGGCAACGATATAGAAGCAGACGGTAGCGGAAGTCCTATACATCTTATCAGCTACACCGGAGATGGCACGACGGCAACATTTAGTTGGGCACCTGCGTTAAGAGGTCATCAACTTTTTGTTTATACAAGAAACCAGGGAGATTTACATAATCCACAACATTACTCCACTGACTATGTTAACAAGACAATTACACTAGAAACAGTACCAAGTCTAGGTGATACCATTTTTATATATGTAATGGATAATGTTGGTAACAACGAGGTATTTAACAGCGAGTATACAGGTGACGGTAGTACTGTGGACTTTGTTGCTAATGTAGATTTTACCTTAGCAAAAGATGCACTTGTGTTAGTAGACAATGTAGAAACAGCACACACAATAGTTGATAGTGATCCAGGCGAAACTATTATAAGACTGGCAAGCGCACCAAGTGATGGTGCCCATGTCGATGTACACATACATAATAGTGCTACAGGCGTACAAGATTATATGTATGCACATACTCAGTACACTACACTTTCTGGCGGGACATACCCAGATGATTACACAATCACTTTAGATAAAGAACTAAAGTATGAAGGTCCTTATAGTGCAATGTTTATTGTGGAACTTAATGGTGAACGTTTGCGTCCTGCTAATAATGCATACTACACAGGTGATGGATCAACCACTGTGTATACAGTTAGTGACACTGATAATACAGTGGACCCAGACTTAGTTGCAGACAATGATATTGAAGTGTATAATAACGGCACACGACTTGTACAAAACGTTGATTACACTCTAGCACCCAGTGATGGTAGTAGTTTGCGCTATATAACATTTGTTACAGCACCCACCACTGGAGATAAAGTTGTAGTTTCGTTATTAACTGGTCAGGAATTTAGAATTAACAATAGTAGTGAGATACTACTTAGTGGAAGTCTAACACTAAACAGTGGTGATATAATTGTCATACATACTTTTAGTAACCACGACGTGTTAAGACTAAGAACACAAGTCTTTGTAGGAACAACTACTGGAACAACTACAATTACTACAGGATATGATGAATTAGGGTATGATGCTGATACATTTGATGGAGAAACTTCTTTAGTTGTAACAACACCTGAATACACACTTAGTAGAACAATTAGTAATGGTGTATTCTTATGGGTAACTAAGAATGGTGTAAGGTTACATCCTAACACAGACTATACATTATCATCAACAACACAGATATTACTAGGCGAACACCTAAATGTAGATAGTGATGACATTATTATAATTACATCGTTTACCGAGAATGTTAGACCTGATGCATTTGCATTTAGAATAGGGCAAGATATTTTAGGAAACAAGATTTATAAACGAATTAGCGACCAAGAAACTACAACGTTAAGCAGAGCTTTAGCAATAACTGATACAGCTATGTATGTTACTGATGCAAGCCTATTACCTGATCCAGGTATTACAGCTAATGATCCTGGAGTTGTTTATATTGACGGAGAAAGAATAACTTACTATGCTATTGATAGGGTCAACAACAAACTTACTCAATTACGCAGAGGTACCTACGGTACAGGTGCTAAAAACTTATACCTTGCAGGAAGTAGGGTACAAGATGCAAGTTCACAACAAGACGTTCCTACAACTACAAAGACCTGGTACAATATAGAATCAGGCGGACAAGTAGGACCGGACGGCAGTACATTAGTAGTTAAGACACAAACGGGAGGAAGTTTGGGAACATCAACTACAACACAAGCAAAATTCCTAAGAGAGAAAACAGCATATTACCAAGGATAAATACTACAATGGAAGAAGATAAGCAGGAAAATATGACTACAGAACAAGAAAAAACACCCAACGAGGATAACGGTGTGCATGTACAAGGGCACATAAAGATACATGATCCAGAGACTGGAGAGGTTTATGTAGATAAGCGAAACGCTATTCACTATGAAAACATGAGTGAGGCATTGGCGCTTAGTCTAGCTAACAAATCTACAGGTTTTATTCATGAAATGCACTTTGGTAATGGTGGTACAAGTGTTGATCCTACAGGTGTAATTACATATTTGCCAGCAAATAATACTGGTACTAATGCTGATTTATATAACCAAACTTATTACAAAGTTGTTGATAATGTTTCTAGTTTGAATACTGATCCAACTAGAAATAAAATAGAGGTTAGACACACTACAGGCAACAACTACACAGATATTTTAGTGACTTGCTTATTAGATTACGGTGAACCAAGTGGACAAAGCGCATTTGATAACACATCTAACTTAGATGAAGATTATGTATTTGACGAGTTAGGTTTAAAAAGTTGGACAGGCACAGTTGCTACCGGAAACTTACTAACACATGTTATTTTCCATCCAGTACAAAAGTCATTAAACAGACTTATTCAGATCGATTACACAGTTAGGATCCAAAGTTTAACTAACTTAACAGGTGTTGCATAATGAGTTATACCATTAACAAAACAGACGGTTCCATTTTAACAGTTGTTGAAGACGGAACTTTAGATGAGACCACAGATCTAAAACTAATAGGAAAAAACTATAGTAACTTTGGTGAAGTCTTTAACGAAAATTTAATTTCGTTATTAGAAAATTTTAAAGGTAGTTCAGCACCACCTAAGCCTTTAGAAGGTCAGATTTGGTATGATGCAGGACTACAAAGAATAACTGTTTACAATGGTAGCATTTTTAAAGCAATCGCTGTTCTACGGGTAGCAACTACAGAACCTACAGATAAAACAGCAGGTGATTTATGGTACGATAGTACTAATCAACAAGTGTATGTTGGTAACGGATTGACATATAATTTAATTGGTCCGTTGTGGTCGGCGTCACAAGGGTTAAGTGGTACCGTTATAGAAACAGTAACAGATGACACTGGTCTTCAGAATGTGGTACTAGCATTTAAAAAGTCTGGCACTACAATAGCCTATCTATCTAGTTCAACATTTACACCAGCAGTGGCTATAACTGGCTTTACACAAATCAAAGCTGGTTTAACCTTTAGTTCTAGTTTTAGTTCAATGAAGTTCCAAGGCACAGCCACTAATGCAGACGAGGTTGACAGTTTAGACAGTACACAATTCATGCGTCTGGATCTAGCTAATACTGCATCTGGCGAACTTAGGATTGCTAATGATGCAGGTATAACATTAGGAAGTAATGGACTTACAACATTAGACATACAGAGCGAAGATTTAGTAATTACTAATAGTAGTGTTAATAAAGATATAATTTTTAAAGCAAAAGACAGTTCTACAGTTAACACAATATTAACATTAGATGGTAGTTCTGGTAATGTTACTATTGCAAACACACTTACTGTGGGAACTATTAATGTATCTGATGACTTAACTGTTTCAGATACATTAACTGCAAATACAATAACTGGAACACTTCAAACTGCGGCACAACCTAATGTCACTAGCGTAGGAACACTTAGTAGTTTAAACGTTGCAGGAGGTATTACTTCAGGTACAGTCGTTACAGCAAACACATTAGCTGGCGAACTTAGTACTGCGGCACAACCTAATGTAACTAGTTTAGGCACACTTACTGCTCTAACAGTTAACGGTACAGCAAGTGTTACAACACTTAATGCTACGTCAATCAGTGGTACTTTAACTTCACCTACACAAACAAACATTAATCAACTTGGTGTGTTATCAGGATTACAAGTATCAGGATCAGCCACATTCAATAACGGAATTAATGTTGCCAGTGGGGTTATTAGTGGTACTATTGGTACAGCGGCCCAAACAAATATTACAAGTGTTGGCTCCCTCACAGGTCTAACTGTTAGTGGTTCAGCAACTATAGATTCATTAACTTTAACTAGTGACCTAGCAGTAACAGAAGGTGGTACAGGTGCAAGCACAGCCGCTGGTGCAAGAACAAATTTAGGTGCTGTTAATATAGCAGGCGACACAATGACTGGTTACTTAACACTAGTTGGTGTGCCCACAGCAACTAATCACGCCGCTACTAAAGGATACGCAGATTCAGCTATTTCAAGTAGCCTAACAAATTATGCTACAAAGGCATACGCAAACGACACAGCGAAATGGCAAGGTGCTAATAAGTTTGTTAGTACATCAAGTCCTACATCAAGTGACGGACAAGATGGTGATATTTGGTTTGTTAGAGAAGCATAATGGCAGTTGAATTAAGACCAGCATACGTAAAAGTTGCAGGACAACAAAAGCAGGTCAAAGCCGCTTATGTAAAAGCGTCTGGAGCATGGAAAGAGATAATTAAAGCCTACACAAAAGTAAATGGTGTATGGAAAACTATTTGGGCACCTATAGAGGTATCCACTTCTTTTGCACAATGTATCGACCACTGGTGTACAATTTATTATGATGGTGCAGGCAAACTTTACGTGCAGAGTAGAGAACCTAGCAACGCAATACACACTGGGAGAGCTGACTGTGGCGGATACCAGCAGGGTAATATTTTAAGGTATTCTTTCGATGTGGCAGGACAAGGTAATATGGATTTAACAGTAACAATGTCAGGACGTTGCGGCAGTGGATCGTTACGTATTGTACAGCCGGTTAACAAAAAGTTTGGTCCTACTCGTATGCATCCTACAGATTGGTACGGTGGAGCGGCAGTATATAGTTTTACTATAACAGGAACAATAAACTGATAAATGCATTTTAAATTAGTATAAATATAGAATAAATGGAGTAAATTACAAATGGCTTATACTATTAACAAGACAAGTGGTGCGATATTAACAACAATCGCAGACGGTACAATCGACACCACTTCAGACCTAACTCTCATAGGTAAAAACTATGCAGGTTACGGTGAATTACAGAATGAAAACTATGTAAAGTTATTAGAAAACTTTGCAAACACAACACAACCAGGAAGTCCTATAACTGGACAACTTTGGTTTGATTCATCAAACAGTCAACTTAAAGTTTATGTAAGTGGTGCTGTTGGATTTAAGAGGTTGTCTGCACTTACAAGTTCCACAGGTACACCAAGTAACAATGTTACTGGGGACTTATGGTGGGATAGTGATGACAAACAGTTAAAGGCATACGATGGTAGTTCTTTTATTCTGGTTGGCCCACCTGCTACAGCAGGTTCAGGTACTTCAGGCGCGATTGTTGAAACTGTAACAGATACTCCAGGTGGTGTTGATCACGTGATTATTAGTAACTACGTTAACAATACAAGAGTCAGCGTGATCAGTAAAGACAGCACATTTACTCCAGCCGTGTCAATGAGCGGATTTTCTACCATTAAGCCAGGTGTTAATCTTGCAAGCACAGGTACTATTGCTGGTATTCAGTTTACTGGTACAGCAAGTAACGCAGACTTATTAGATAGTTTAGATTCAACACAGTTTCTAAGAAGTGATGCGAACGATACTACATCTGGCACATTAGGCGTATTGAATGACACAGGTTTTGTTGTAGGTGCAGACAGTGACTTTAAAGCAAGTGTTAGTGGTAGTGACGTCATATTACAAAACCAAACTAATGACGGTGATATCTACATTAAAGTGAACGACGGTGGTTCTGTAACGACAGCACTTACAGTTGACGGTGCTACATCTACATTGTTGGTTGCTAGTGACCCAACAGTAGCCCTAGGCGTTGCAACAAAGAGTTACGTAGATAACCTAGTATTAACAGGTAATGCATTAGCAAGAGATGGTTCAAATACAATCAATGGTAACATTTTACCAGACGGTAATGGTACACGTAACTTAGGTGCCGCCCTTACAAAGTTTGCTACAATTTACGCAACAACATTTAGTGGAACATCAACACAAGCACAATACGCTGACGTGGCAGAGAGATTCCATGCTGATGACGTATACACTCCTGGTACAGTTGTTGCACTAGGTGGTGCTAACGAGATTACTAAAGTTGTTGAAGATGCATCAGAAGATGTATTTGGTGTTATCAGTGACCAACCAGCACACTTAATGAACGCTGGCGCAGGTACAGACGAAACGCACCCTGGCGTAGCTCTACAAGGCAGAGTGCCTGTACAAGTTGTTGGTAAGGTAAATAAAGGGGATAGACTTATTTCTGCAGGAAATGGACTTGCAAGAGCAGGCTCCCGTTCAGAGATCACACCTTTCAACGTTATTGGAAGAGCTTTAACAAGTAAATTTGATGATGGCGTAGGTACAGTAGAGGCTGTGGTACAACTCAATTCATAAGGAAGTAGAATGGCATACGCAACAGGCGACATAATCTTAGATGACGAGTATAATGTATTTGTAACTGGTCTAGCCGGTGGCGGATCTACAGATAGCGCCAACTTAAACAATGTATGGGGCACAGGACAAGCAGATAGAGGGTACGGACAATCTACTACCCTTAGTTCTGTAACAGCAGGCACAACAGTAACTGCAACGCAATGGGCAACACTATTAGCACGAATTACTAGTTCGGCAAATCATCAGAGCAGTTCTATATCTGCAATGACAACCCCTAGTTCCACAGATATTATTACAATTATTGGAACCATTGCAGGTAATTTAACAACTATACATACAAATAGACTAAACGCAGGTAGTGTAGGAACGCCCGTAAGTGCTAACATTGATTCAACAGGTAGTTGGACAACTAGTGCAACACAACTAATAACGTTTACGTTCACCGATCCTGACGAAGCACGATACTTTTTTAACTGCGGTGGAACAATATCTATTGATCCTAGCGTTACAGGTTACACGGACGACGCAAAAGCACGTAGCTGGGATGCTCTAACACAGATGTGTGGCACAGTATCTTTAGGTGCCCAAGGTTCCAGCGTGTCAGGAGAAACTAATTCTATAACAGTGACAGAAGCTCACACTGCAAGTTCTGCTTCTGTAAGTACAACAATAGGTTATTATGATTTAACCACAAGTAATCAACTTATATATGAAAAGTCATTAACAACAGCTGGGAGTCCTTACATTGCGGGCGCCGCAAATAATGTAAAGATTTATGCCAAGAGTAATGGCACTCAAGGAAGTTATAGTGATGCAGGCACTATAATTACACTAGAAGTACAGTTTAACGACGCAAGCACTGATGATAGCTATGATAAAGTAGATTATAACGTTCTGGATGAGATGGATGGCACTGTAAGAAACGTTTCAATATACACACCACCCAGTACTTCATATCTTACTCAATCATGGTCGAATCCTACAGTTGCGCTAAATAGTAGTACACATACCTAAATTAGGAGTAAACAACAATGGCATACCAAACCGGTGACAGTATCTTAGATGACGAATATAACGTATTCGCTACAGGTAACGCCGCTGGCTCTGCTACAAACAGTGGAAATGTTAACAATATTTGGGGCACAGGTAATGGTGACTCTGGGTATGGACAAAGTACTACAGTTTCAGCAGTTTCAGCTGGAAGTAATGTTACAGCCGCACAATGGTCAACATTACTAACAAGAATAACAACAATGGGTTCCCACCAAGGAACCAGCTTAGGTGCTATGACATCACCTAGCGCAGGAAATGATATTGAGATTATCGCTCAATTATCAAGTAACATAGCCAGCTTGTATTCAAATAGATTAAACGCCGCAGGCAACGGTTCAACATCAGCAGGCAGTAACAGTGATTCTACAGGCACCTGGACAGCCAGTGCTGTACAAGAAATCACTTATACTTTTGCAACAGCAGATGGTGCAAGATATTTCTTCAACGGTGGTGGATACATTAGCGTAGATCCGCAAATGGTTAGTTATACCAGTGATGCAAAAGCAAGATCATGGGACGCATTAACACAAATGTGCGGAACCATTAATCTTTTAGCTTCTGGATCAAGTGTTACAGGCGGTAGTAACTCAATAACAGTTACTGAAGCACATACAAGTTCACAGACAACACTGGCAACAACGACTGGTTACTATGATTTAACAACCTCTTATGTTACAATCTTCCAGAGAGATTTAACAACAAGTGGTAGCCCATATATTTCAGGTGGTGCTAACAATGTTAAGATTGAGGCAAAGACTAATGGTGTACAAGGCTCTAATGCTGACAACGGTACAGTTATTACATTAAAGATCAGTTTCCTAGATGCTTCAAGTGATCAAACGTTTGACAAAAGTGATTATAATGTACTAGACCAAATGGACGGAACAGTGAGAAATGTACGTACATCTACTCCACCTAGTACAACCTACTTGACAGATGTTTGGGACGACCCAACATTTGCTCAAGCATCAGCTGCTCATTCATAATATAGTTTTACTATTAACAAATTTGGCACTAGAAATAGTGCCATTTTTGTATTGACTATCAAAAAATATTCGTGTAAAATATCTATATGGAAAAAGTCGACAAATTAGAACAGTACGCTCAGGCTAAGTTTGAACACGCAGTAGCCAAACGTAACATAAAAGAACGTGTAGAAGCAGAATTGCATATTACACATAATGGTGGCATGTTTCGTGCCGATCAAAACCTAATAGCATTTTTGAATTCATGGGAAGAATCAAGTTTGTATATGATAGACTTGTACGATAATCCCATACAAGTAGACAGAAAAACACTATTAACAGAAGCCAAACGTGCTAATCAATATGCTATAAACAGTTACTATACAGATTATGAACAACTCAAAAAAATTAGACGGGGAAGCCAAGTCTAAAGGTGTAGTAATGTTCGCACGTAATTCTAAATTGGATTACATGCGTATAGCACAACATAATTGTAAGTTAATTAAAGAACATTTACAGTTACCAGTTGCTGTAATTACAGACACTAAGACACGTGATGAGTCAGACACTTCAGTGTTTGACTATGTAATCATGGACGATACAGAGTGTTCAAACATGAGAACATTCTTTCTCAAAGACAGTAACTTACGCACACCTTGGTTAAATGGTAGTAGAAGTGATGCATATGACTTGACACCTTTTGATAGAACTCTGTTACTGGATGCTGACTACCTTATAATGTCAGACAACTATAAAAAACTGTTTGATATTGACGTTGACTTTTGTTGTCATTATGACGTATTAGATGTTACAGGACAAAATTTATACAAAACAGATGAACGTTTAAGCGTGTACACAATACCAATGGTATGGGCCACCGCAGTTGTTTTTAATAAGTGTGAGTTTGCTGAGAATGTATTTGATATGATGAGATTGGTAAAAGAACACTGGGACTATTATAGTGCATTGTATCAATTTGATCGTAGAGTATTTAGAAACGACTTTGCGTTAAGCATAGCATTACACGTACTCGGTGGCTATGGCACAGAAGCATATCGTATACCTTGGCGTTTACCTACATTGACATCACGTGCGGAGATAATAGAATACACAGAGCGTGGTATAAAGTATGTCTACGATAAAAATGAACGTAATTACGTTGGTCGTATCAATCAAGATATACACATTATGAACAAACAGGCACTACCGGAGTTCTTATGATTGAGAATGCCGGATATGTTACAATAGCGCAAAACACAGATAGCACAAACTATCTTGAACTTGCATACCTTCAAGCTCTTAGTATAAAAATTACACAAAAGAAGTACACAAACTATACCGTATTAGTTGACGAGCGCACACGTAATGATATGCAGTCCAAGTACCTCGATGTGTTTGATAATGTAATTGATCTTATACAAGATGATGCAAAAGATCATGACTGGAAACTAGCCAACGAATGGCAAGTAGGTAGACTTACACCATACAGAGAAACTGTAAAAATAGAATCCGACATATTAGTAACCACTAACATAGACCATTGGTGGCCACTTATGCAGAAACGTGAAGTCTGTATTTGTACCAATATACGTGACTGGGAAGGCAATATTAATAACACCATGTCTTATCGTAAGTTATTCGTAGAGAATAATTTACTGAACACCTATAACGGATTTAGTTATTTTAGATTTGGTCACGTAAGTCAAGAATTCTGGAAACAACTTAGGTATGTTTATCAGCATTGGGATAGATACAGAGATCGAGTTTTAAAAAATTGTAGAGAAGATATAGTTAGTACAGATGTAGCCTACGCAGTTGCGGCAAGGTTAATTGGAGAAGAAAATTGTTACTTACCTTATGCTATACCTAGTTTTGTACACATGAAAGGCGCTGTTAATAAATGGCATAGTGGATTAAATTGGCAAGATCATGTTTTAGCCCAATTCGGTAATGATGGAGTATTAAGTTTTAATACACAAAAACAAATGTACCCTGTACATTATTTTATAAAGGACGAAAAGTTTGTCAGACGAGCAATCGAAACATGTGAGCGAATTTTACAAAGCACTTAGTGAATTTGTACCTCCTCCGAAAATCCAAGAACGTTATAGGATATATTATAACAGCGAGGGAGAGATCACGCATCAAGTTCACAACGAAGCTGGTGAGCCGACCGGACTTTGTTTAGAACTAGGATTAGAAGAGTATAAGGCAGTTAGCCATTTACTACATGAAAGTATAATTAAGGACGGCGAGATAGTAAAAAAACCACGCAAAGTTAGGAATAAACTATTGCAACCTAGTAATAAAGGATTTGCTGTTATGCGTAATAACCTAGCATTTCCTGATGATAACAATCCGGAGTATTGGGACCATGGATATAGTTGATGTAGCAGATTTAGATGTCATATTTTTAACGTATGACGAGCCTAAAAAGGAAGAGTTTTGGATTAAAATACAAAACATAGTACCTTGGGCTAAACGTGTTGACGGAGTAAAAGGCTCTGACAACGCACATAAAGCCGCAGGCGAAGCAAGTGATACAGATAGGTTTGTACTAATAGACGGGGACAACTTACCTGATCCTGACTTCTTTAACGTGCAGTTGGAATTAGACGATAAGAATAAAGATTGCGTGTTTAGATGGCGGGCCCGTAACGAAATAAATGGTCTGATGTATGGCAACGGCGGTATTAGTTGTTGGACTAAAGACTTTGTTGCTAACATGCGCACACACGAAAACAGTGATGGCAGTGACGACACCGCAGTAGAGTTTTGTTTTGATGAACGTTATTGGGCAATGCATAATTGTTATAGCACAACATATCCTAACCAAACTGCCTTCCAAGCATGGCGAGCAGGATTTAGAGAAGGTGTTAAGATGTGTTTGGATAGAGGTGCAAAGCCAAGTTTAACTAACTTTGAAAAGAAAGTAGCAAGTCGTAATTTTGATAATTTGCTTATATGGCAAAACGTTGGCAGAGATGTAGATAACGGCGCCTGGGCAATATATGGCGCACGTCTTGGTACTTACTTAACAATGTTACAAGACTGGGACTACACTAAGGTACAGGACTTTGACGAGTTAGATAAGTTATGGCAGGAACATAAGGATGTAGATCCAGACGCAGAAAGTAACCGTATAGGTGTTAACTTAAACAAGCGTCTAAGTTTACCAATGGTAGATATGACAGCAGATCAGAGTTACTTCTTTAAACATATTATGACTGCAAAACACTTTAACATTAAGCCTATGACCAGAGAAATAGACATTATAAGAGTAATTGAAGGCTGGTAATGGAACTAGCAGAAATAACTGATGACAAAATAAGACTACTTGTTAGTGGACAAGAAGAATGGTTTTGCGATACTAACGTGGGTATTTTAATGGATATAAGTTGCGGCAACCAAACTTACATCTGGGGATACAATCACTTTAATATAACTGCGGCAATACAGTGGATACACCGTAACATTTCTTGGGTAAACTATAAGTCTAGTGAAAGTTGTGAGGACGTTGATAAACTCGCTAACAACATTGTGCAAGACAGTGGGTTACATAGTGTAGCATGGGCAGTGTCTGGCACAGATGCAGTAGAGCTTGCATTTTATCTTAAGAACTTGTATTATACAAAGTATAACTTTAATAGACAGGAAATAATAAGTTTTATACCTGGTTATAGTGGAACTAGTTTTTTACCCGCTATACTCAGAGGAGACTTTGAAGCACCATGGTGTCATAGAGTAGATACAGGCATTTGGCCTACAATTGATGCGAGACAGCACCATGAGGATCTAGCACTACAAAAGGTTGAAGATTTACTAAAAAATAATAAGAATATAGGCACAGTGTTTATGGAGTCTTTGCCTTGGATAGAGAAGTTTAGACCTTGGTCAGATTCATGGTGGTATGAGATAAGACAACTATGCGACAAATACGATTGTTTGATGATTGTTGACGATGTTATGGGAGGATATGGTAAATCTGGTGCTCGTTTCACACACAACTTACAAGGAGTTATGCCAGATTTAGTAACTAGTGGTAAAAGTATTACCGGAGGGTTCGCTCCTCTCAGCTCAGTCTGTATGTCAGAAAAAATTACAAGAGCAGTCATTAATAAGTTTGGTTTTAGCCATACCTGGTCGCCTAACATGGCAGGAGTGGCTGCCGCAAATTGGATTTGGCGTAACTGGATAAGCACAGATACATTTAATAATATTAAAATTAGGTTTGATGAGCTTATTAGAGAAAGATTAAGACTAGGACACATCAAACAAGGATGGCATAAGGGAATAATTTGTAGTATGGAACTCGTTAAACCTTTAAAGCAATTTGATTTAATACAAAGTGGTATTATGCCAAGTGGGTTAAATGTTTACTATGATGAACAACACCTAACAATTTGTGCGCCTGCAGGTATCGACTGTGAAAAATATTGGAATAATTTAAACGAAAGGTTAGATCGTGCGTTCAGCAACACATGAAGAAATGGACAATCTACGCAAGTGGATTATAAGGCTTACAACAAACTATAGTGAACTAAACGGTCACAGAATTTGCCCATATGCACATCTGGCAAAGATGCGAGCATTTAAAGTTGATATAGACAACTTAGAGTTGCCCACAGAGAAGTGTGATGTGTTAGTATTAATTTGTGATGATAAAAAACGACACAGCACACTGGTAAAACGTTGCCGAGAACTTAATGAACAGTATCCCGATTTAATATTTCTACCAGATAGTACAAAAGCAACTTACATTAACGGTGTACAGACAAACAACGGCAAGTATAAATTAATACTCTGTCAGGATAAAAAGAAACTTATAGATGCTAGACGAGGGTTAGCAAAAACAGACTACTATAGTTTTTGGTCGCCAGAATACTATGAGGAGATAGTTGGTGACAGTCTGGACTGAATGGGATCCACTTGAAGAAGTTATCGTAGGCGACTGTAAGCCTACATATCCAGGTGTGCCTGAACTAGATAGAATACTAACAGAAACAAAAGAAGATTTAGATAACCTAGCAGATTATTTGTCTAAATTAGGTATTAAGGTACACAGACCAACAATAGGTGAACTACAACCAAACCAAGTTTATCCTATTGTACCAAGGGACCAGTACTTAGTGTACGGTGACTGTATATACCAAACGTACACAAGTTTACGTGATAGGTATTGGGACGGTTTATGCTACTATGATATTTTTAGACGTTTGTTTAATCAAGGTTACAACTGGATCAGTCAGCCTCCGCCCATATTAGAACCTCTACCCTATAAGTCTAGATCTCCCTATCATCATGAGTATAGGCACAAAATATTGTGGCACACTGCAACCATGTTTAAGGCTGGAGACAGTGTAATTGTAAATGATTGGGGTCCAGGAAATCAAAATGGTTTTGACTGGATAGAAAAGAACTTTAAAGAAAAATTAATTAAGAATACAGATACCAAACAAGATCGTTGGGGACACATTGATCAAGGCTTTTATATGACAGACGACGATACTGTTTTTTGTGTTAGTATTGATTGGGTGCCACAATGTTTACGTAGTAAAAAAATTATAGAGTTAAACAACAGAACATTTGATTACCAATCTACTGGTATAAACTTTGGAACTAAAATGGATCTGTTTACTTGGTTAGAACAGTGGCAAGGACTGGCACAGGACACAGCATTTGAAAGTAACGTTTTAGTTATAGACAGCAAAAACATTGTAAGTAGTATAGAGCTTCCTGAAGTAGAAGCACATGGTATAACAGTACACTATGTTCCTATTAGACATGGTTTATTCTGGGAAGCTGGTATACATTGTTTAACACTTGATGTAAGACGTCAAGGGTCAAAGAGACAGGTAGTATGACAAAAGGCGATCAAAGCGAATTTATGACAGCGGCAGAAGACATGAAGGACACGCTTGGTCCTAGTCTTTGCTATGCTAAATGGAAACAAGTAAGTTTGCATTTGCCTACTGGACTCAACAACAGTTGTTATCATCCGCCCCTACATAAAATACCATTAGACGCTATAAAGAAAAATCCCGGCGCACTACACAATACCGAACACAAAAAGCAACAGCGCAAACTAATGGTAGAGGGCAAACGTCCAGAAGAATGTAGTTATTGTTGGGCAATAGAAGATGCGGGTAACCTAAGTGACAGACACTATCGCAGTGGCGAGCCCTGGGCACAAATGGATCCCACTAACATAGATTGGCAACAGGATGTTGTGCCTAGTTATGTAGAAGTAAACTTTAACCATGCTTGTAATTTAAGATGTAGTTACTGCTCGCCACAGTTTAGTTCAAGTTGGGCACAGGAAATACAGGACAAAGGCGCTTTCCCTACTGTACCAGCGCACAATGCACCCGAACACTTTATGGGAGATAGACGTCCTATCCCTAACAGAGACGAAAACCCCTACGTGGATGCGTTTTGGGAGTGGTGGCCGGAGTTGTATCCTAAACTAGAACATTTTAGAATGACAGGTGGTGAGCCCTTAATGGATCGTAATACATATCGTGTATTTGATTATGTATTGACTTTGCCTAAGCCAGACTTACACTTAAATGTAACCAGTAACTTTAGTGTAGAGAATGGCTTGTTTGTAAAGTATATTGAGTACGTGCAGAAGTTATGCTCGGGTAATAACATAGAACACTTTATGCAGTATGTAAGCGTGGACAGCATGGGCGTTCAGGCTGAGTATATACGTGATGGTTTAAAAATGCATCGCTTGCATGGATACGTACAGCACTATTTAGATGCAGTTAAATATAAGAACAGTCTCACTTTTATTATTACAATGAATAATTTAAGTGTAATTCGATTACAAAAATTACTAGACTGGATCTTATTTTTACGACGTCAATACAACAAAGAATACAACAAGATTTGGTTTGATACACCTTTGCTTAGACAACCTGCTTGGCAAAGTTTACAAATACTGCCAGAAAGTTACGCACAAAAGTTGGACGAAGTTGCAGACTGGATGGAAGAGAACATAGAGTACAGCACAGGTTTTAAAGATTTTGAAGTACAACGTATGCGTAGGACTATTGCCTGGATGCGTGAAGGCCAGCAGTTGGATGCAGAATACATTAAGCAACAAAAAAGAAACTTCTTTTTGTTTTTTAATGAACATGATAAACGTAGAGGCACAAACTTTTTAGAAACTTTCCCGGAGATGGAATCCTGGTGGTTAGAATGTAGATATCATGCACAACAGTGATTTAGAATTTAAACAACAAGTATTAGACACTAAGAGTGCCAGTTTTTGTGGCGCAAAGTGGTACAATGCAACTATATGGTTAGGCTCAGGTATGAGTACTAGTTGCCATCACCCACCTGCACACTTAGTGGATATAGAGGAAGCAAAACGCAACCCTAAAGCAATACACAACACGCCACAAAAGAAACTGGACAGACGACAGATGCAGGCAGGTGAAAGACCGCCAGGCTGTGAGTACTGTTGGAAGATTGAAGATATCAAGCGTGACAATATATCGGATCGTGTCTATAAAAGTAAGATATACACAATAAAGGACTTAGACGATGCATTCACCCAAGACCCAGAAACCGACATTGACCTTAGAACTTTGGAAATTAGTTTCGATAGGACTTGTCAATTTGCTTGCAGTTATTGCAATCCTGCTTTTAGTAGTACGTGGGTACGAGACATTAAGCAAAACGGACCTTATAGAAATCTTATTAGTGACGGCCGTAATCATTTCACCCATGATCATAGTAGTGCGCAGTTGTATAAGTACGGTGAAACAAATCCGTATGTCGAAGCGTTCTTCAAGTGGTGGGAAACGGACCTCCACAAAACGTTAGATGAGCTACGGATTACAGGTGGTGAACCACTTATGTCAGCACACACTTGGCAGTTGTTAGATTGGTTCAAACAAAACAAAGGCAAATCAAAAACACGCCTTGCTATTAATAGTAACTTAGGCAAGGACGTAGATGTAGATAGATTGTTTAACAGTGTAGATCAGCCTATAGACCTATACACCAGTAATGAAAGTTGGAACACACAAGCAGAATATATACGTGATGGTTTAGAGTGGGATCTGTGGTGCGATAACATGAATAAAATTATACAGGTATATGGACATAAGTTACGTGGTCTACATATCATGTGTACAATTAACGCATTATGTTTAGAAAGTTTAACAGAGTTTTTAGACTTGTTAGTAGCCTGGAAAACTAGGCATGGTAGAAACCTTATTAACTTTACACTAAACATTCTACGTTTTCCCAGTTTTCAAAGTGCATTAGTATTTCCAGATGACATTAGAAATAAACACAAAGAACGTTTACGTGATTGGTTAACTTACCAGCAAGAAAGACCACTTGGACAATACTTGCAAGAACATGAAGTAAATCACATTATTAGATTAATAGATTATTTAGATGTAGTTAAGACACCACATAGTGATACATTTGACATGCCCAAACTACACAATGATTTTAAACAGTTTTACACACAGTATGACGAACGTAGGAACAAAAACTTTACAACTACGTTTCCTGAACTAGCGGAATGGTATAATAACTTATGAATAAATTAAACAAACAGGCCTATGAGACTTTTGTTGGAGATAATTGGCCCTCCTACGAAGATTATCTTAGCGGTAATTTTACTAATAAAAATATAAAGAAAGAACTAGCTAAACTTGAGAAAGCGTCGAGTAAACTTAATATAGGATTCGATTACAATTCCAGATTACCTTTGCACGTCGATTGGGACGATCTTAGTAAAGATGAACAATATAAACTAACTGAAAGTAAAACGTTTTGTATGATGCCCTGGGTACACCAACACGCTTTTCCAGATGGTCGTGCTTATCCATGTTGTTTTAGTGAATACTGGCATCCCGTTGGTGACCTACGTAAAAACACTATGGAGGAAGTTTGGAATCAAGAACCATACAAACAAATACGTCGTAATATGTTGAATGATGAACCATGTAAGGAATGCACAAGGTGTTACGAACAAGAGAAGGTTGGGCAGTTCAGTATGAGATACGATGCTAATAAGTCATATGGGCATCACGTCGGTGAAATACAAAAAACTCAAGACGACGGAACACATCCAGAATTTAAAATACGCTACTGGGACGTAAGGTTTAGTAACTTATGTAACTTTAGTTGTCGCAGTTGTGGTCCTATCTTCAGTAGTAACTGGTATAATGACCATGTTAAATTATACGGTAGAAAGCCTGATGTACTAGGCAGAGACATGGCTCGTGTAGAATATACTGCTGGTGATGAAGATGCCATGCTAGAACAAATGGAACAACACATTCCATACCTAGAGCAGGTATACTTTGCAGGCGGTGAGCCACTTATTATGAAAGAACACTATTATCTATTAGAGAAACTAATAGAGTACGGTAAGACAGATATTAGATTACAGTATAATACTAACTTTAGTGAAATGCGTTACAAAGATAAACACGTTTACGATTACTGGAAACATTTTACTAATGTAAGTGTAGGCGCAAGTTTAGATGCTAGCGGCGCAAGAGCAGAACTTATGCGCAAAGGTACTGACTGGGAACAAACTGTGGAGAATAGATTCCAAATGATGGCCAAAGTCCCACATGTTGATTTTTATGTTAGCTCAACAATCAGTTCAATGAACGTATTACACGTTCTAGACTTCCACAAAGAGTGGACACAGATGGGACTTATAACGGCAAAAGACTGGAATATTAATATATGTCAGTCACCTGAATGGTACAGAGCAGACATCTTCCCACAGGATTTTAAAGATAAAGTTATTGCACCTGCATACGAAAAACATCTTGCGTGGTTAGAACCTAAGGATAGATTACGTCGTGCATCTAACGGTTTTAGAAGTGTTCTCAACTTTGTAAAAGCCACAGACAACTACAAACATTGGGCAGATTTTAAAAGACAAGTATACCTATTAGATAAGGTACGTAATGAAAACTTTTGGGAAACATTCCCTGAGTACAAGGAACTAAATGTCACTGCCTAAAACTATTTGTGGCTTGCCCTGGATTAGCATAGAAACATCACCTATTGGCACTGCTCGTCCATGCTGTCTTGCTGATGATGAAATAATAAAGCCAGACGGCACAAAGTACAAATTAACAGAACACACTCTAGAAGAAATATATGCCAGCGAGTACATGCAAAACTTGCGACAGCAGTTTAGGCGTGGTGAGAAGCCTGCAACCTGTAAACGTTGTTGGGCAGAAGAAGATGCTGGTAGAGATAGCAAACGTATTAACAGTTCTGTAAGACTTAAAGACTTATACAAACAAATAGAGTGGGACAACGACAAACCCGATCAGTTATGGTTTATAGATTTAAAACTAGGCAATATCTGTAATTTAAAGTGTCGTATATGTGGCTCATGGTCATCAAGTAAATGGGCACAAGAAGAAATAGATTACTTGACTGATGACATGGATCGTAAAAACCACCTAGCACGTACAATGCTAAAAGAAGGTCAATGGCCTCGTAAGTCGCCAGACTTTTGGCAGAACTTGGAAACACTACTGCCTAATATAAAGTACTTTGAGTTTACAGGCGGTGAGCCATTCTTAATTAAAGAACACTTTGATCTACTTAAGACTGCTATAAAAACAGGCGACAGTAAACATATTGACATACACTACAATACAAATGCTACAACCTGGGACGAAGAGTTTGTAGACATATGGCGTGAGTTCGGTAGAGTAGATATTGCATTTAGTATAGACAATGTAGGCAAAAGATTTGAATACGAACGCTACGGTGCTAAGTGGGATCGTGCAGAAGAGATTATAAAGCGAGTACACGAAGTGCAACAAGAAGTCACTAACATTACTACACAACTCTGCTTTACTATTAACATACAAAATGTTTATTATATAAATGAACTATTAGACTGGGCAGACGAGCAAGGCTTTGGTAATGTGTATTTTAACATGTTACATGATCCTGCAGAGATGTGTATCAAAAATATGACACCAGAAGCACAAGCACTAGTTAAAGTAAAACTACAAGCACATAACTGGAAGCCAGAGTATAAGGCAGAAGTAGACAACGTCGTACGTTTTATTGAAAACGGATCTGGCAATAAATTAAAAATGTTTGATGAACGCATGTACCTAGCAGATAAATGGCGTAAAGAAAAGTTCACCGACACACATCCTGAGATAGCAAAAGCAATGGGATATGCTTAAATTATTACTGCCATATGGAACACCCAGTTTTGTAAACACAGAAATCTGGCGACCACATTTACAAAAACAGTTTGAACTAGTCCGCATGGACAAGGGCGATAGTTTAAGTGACTATAATCCTAGAGAACACATATACATACAAAGTCATGCTGTAGATGCAGTTAAAGAAGCAGAGCAAGTGTTGAATGCAGGCTTTAAAATGATACTAGATTATATGTGGGACCATCATGGTAGTAGCATTTTAGCAAATAATGTAATGTTGTTAAAGTCTAATGACTTTATTGTTGCTAACGAAATCCTAGCATACAAATATTTTGGTTACGAAAACTTAAACTTTGTACAAGACAAAAAACGTTTTTTGCTTTGTCTTATGCATCAAATAAGAGAACACAGAGATAGGCTGTTCGCTAACTTAGAAGAATACAAACAAGATAGTTTAATAAGTTACGTAGAACGTGGACATTTCATAGCAGGAGATAGAAATAAAGATGATGAAGGTACCTATGTGGGTGCACCTGTTTGGGAAAGATATGTTAACGTTGACTGGTATACGAGTACCAACTTTAGTATTGTGGCTGAAACAGATGCTTGGAGAAGAGACTTCATAAGCGAGAAATCTTTTAAACCATTTGCATTCAGGCATCCTTTAATTGTTTACGGTCCATATAAAATATTGAAACGTATAAGAAGTGTTGGATTCGAGACATTTGATAATATTATAGATGAAAGTTACGATAACGTTTTATACCAAGTACCTAGAATGGAAGCTATTAAAAAAGAATTAGATAGGTTATATAAAGATTTTAAATCTGATAGTAATATGTTCACTGACACAGAAACAGAAAAACGAATAGAACATAATTACAATCATTTTTATAGTGACAGTTTATTAAATGGTATAATTGATAATCAGATTGTTAAACCTATACTGGAGTTTGCATGTCAAGCGCACTAATAGGTCATACAGGATTCGTAGGCAGTATAGTAAGTGGCTTGCATAAATTTGATGATTATATAAACACAGGTCAAACTCATAGGCTTTGGGACAGAGAATTTGACCTAGTTGTATGTGCGGCTCCCACTGGAAATAGAGTACAAGTAAAAAACGACCCAGCACGTGATATAGAGAACGTACTACTAATACTAGATGAATTAGACAGGTGCAATATTAAAAAGTTTATCCTAATCAGCACAATAGATTGTTTGGCACAGCCAAATACTTCATATGGTATGAACAGACGTCTTATGGAGACATGGGTAAAAAGTAATATTGAGGATCATACTATTATAAGATTGGGTACACTAATACACCCAAGTATTACAAAAAACATTCTATTTGATTTGAAAAATCAACAGTGGTTAGATAGTATTTGTCCTACAACTACTATCCAGTATACTGATATGAGCAAACTAACACTAGAGTTTTCTAAAAAAGAAAACAATTTCTTTAGTGAGCCGATTGCTAACAGTGAAGTACTAGAACGTTACTATCCTAAATTGTTACCGGGTAATAAAAATCAGGCTACATATAATATACAGCCTTGTTGGTTTACTAAAGATCAAGCACTTGACGCAATAGATAACTATTTTAATGAAAAACCTTTACATTTGTGGTGACAGTTTTGGATATAGTGATCCTGAGTACGGTGCGTGTTGGGTAGATATTTTAATTAAAAAGTTATCCAACTGGCAAGTCACCAACTTGTCTAGAGTGTGCGCAAGTAACTTACAAATATCTACACAAGTAGACCACGCTATTAAACAAAAGCCCGACTACATAATATATCTAATGACCACAAGTACAAGAGAAGATATACCGCATACAGTTGCTAGTCTAAAAGATATGTCACAACGTTATACTAACATTGCTGATCCCAGTACTGATACGGACCTTACAAGTTATAGCATCTTTAGCCTAGATAACACAACTATCTTAAGTGACTCACAGTTAAAGTTACTAACAGAATACCACAAAAACTTCTTTGATTTAGATGTTAGTATATACAAAAGTAAACTAATATGTGAAGCAACACTACAACATTTGGTCGACAGCAATATACCTTTTGTGTTTGATCAAGGTGGCTTTGAGAATACTAACTTTACAGGCGCAAGTTCTACTGCATATTTTGAAAACTATATAGCACATAAGAGTGCATTTAACTTGTGGGACTACTACACTACGAAAAAACACAGACCCTACTATCACATACAAGACACTGACGTACACGAACGAGTAGCAGACTATTATTATAACCTAATATCATGAGAGACAAGATAGACATTAATGACTACAATGCGCACCGAGGGGACAGTTGGCCTTCTTGGGACGAATATCTATCAGGCGCTTACACAGGCATAAGTGAAGTAGACAAAGAGTTAGACGAATTTACTGAAATGTTTTGTACACAAGGAAAGTATTTTCCTATTAAAACTACGACTGCATGTCAGAGCAAATGGACCTGGAACACGCTATGGTTAAATGAAGGCACAGCCAGTAGTTGCCATAGAGCAGGCTGGGATAAAGTTAGTGTAAAAGATTTTAATTTACATAATGGTCCAAACAAAATACAAGCACGTAAGGACATGTTAGAAGGTCGTTGGCCTGGAGGTGGCTGTGAATATTGTAGAGATATTGAACAAGCCGGTGGGCATAGTGATAGGCATCATAATAATCTCATACCAGGATTAACGCCTGAGGAAGTTGAAAATGGAGATTTAAATGCAGTTGTAGTGACACAAAGAATACAAGAAATATTTGCTGACAATACTTGTAACTTAAGTTGTATATATTGTAACAGTAATCTAAGTAGCAAGATTGAACAAGAGAACCACAGATACGGAGAGTTTAGGCAAAAGGGTGTTTGGCTAAAAGATACACTAACAAATAAACAAGATAACAAAGAGTTATACGCTAAATTTTTAGAATGGTTAACCGATAATGTACATCACTTACGTAGACTACACCTACTTGGCGGTGAGACGTTTATACAGCATAAATTAATGACGGACGTTTTAGACATATTAGAACGTAAACCCAATAAAGATTTAAAGTTATGTATCTTCAGTAATATGAATGCTCCAGAAAAATACTGGCAGTTGTACATAGAAAGAATACGTAACTTGCCTATAAAAGGATTTGACCTTACAGCAAGTATTGACTGCTGGGGCCCACAACAGCAATATGTCAGATATGGATTAGACTTAGAACTATTTGAACAAAGATTAGCATGGGCCAGTGAACAAGGAGATTGGCTAACACTGAACATTAATCAGTCAATCACTAATATGACTATTAAAACTATGCCTGAACTAATTAAAGTTGTAAACAAATACAATCAGCAAAAGCACATAGGACATTACTTTGAATTTTATATAGGTCCAGAGCAGTACCAGCACCCTAAAATATTTGCTTACGATATGTGGGAAGAAGATTTTAAATCTATCTATAGCGTGATGCGATCAGATACAACAGAGCAAAAAGAAGTGTTCACTAGACTACAAGGACTTGAAGCGCAACTTAAAAGTCACACAACGCACGACTATAAACAAATTGAAAATCTACACGTATATCTGGACGAACTGGATAGACGTAGACAAACTAACTGGAGAGTGCTATTTCCCTACCTAATAGTGTAAATACGAATATGAAAGTGTTTCCGTTAAAATACTTAACAGAACCAAGTCCTAGCTTCTGTATGGCTCCCTGGACTCACACTTATCTTAGTCCACAAACTGAACGTCGTATGTGTTGTGCTTCTAGGGAGCCTGCTCAAAACTTCGAACAATACATAGATACCAAAGCAGGTACCGGCGAGTATACGCCAGAGTCACTAGAAGAATGGTGGAACGGCGAACACATGCGTAGTGTACGCAGAAGAATGATGCATGGGGAGACCCTACCCGAGTGTGAAGTATGTAATAATAAATTATTAAACACAGATGTATATCGTGATTATTTTTGGAACTTGTTTAAGCACAAGTTCAGTAGTGTGTCCTGGATGACCAGCTACGATGGATCTACATCAATGAAGCCGATTAGTTTTGATTATAGATTTAGTAACCTCTGTAACTTTAAATGTCGTACTTGTGGAGACATGTTAAGTTCTAGTTGGGAAACAGAACAACGACAGCATGAAATGGTGGACTGGTCCAATCCTAAAAACAACTGGATGAAACCAGAGATACGCAAACAGATATCTAAGTACCAAGACGAACAAATAGAACGTGAGTTTGCACAAGCAGTTAACGAAAGCAGAGTAGAAGAAATATATTGGGTAGGTGGTGAACCTTTAATGTACGAGCAACATTGGAAGTACATGAAGCAGATAGTAGAACAAGGTGATGGCCCAAAAGTCTACGCACGTTATAACACTAACCTAAGTAGAGTCAACTACAAAGGCACAAACTTGTGTAGTGACATATTAACTAAACTACGTGACTGGCAAGTATGCGCAAGTATTGATGGCACTGGCGATATAGGTGAATATATACGTACAGGCTTAAACTGGAAACAATGGGTAGAAAACTTTAAACAAGTCAAAGACATTACCAAGCATAGTAGACAACTACGTGTAGACTTTACACTCACACTACCGGGTATGTTTGAAGTGGAACGCATGGTTGACTTTGCACACCAAAATGGTGTAGACATTTTAGCAAAAGTTATTTTTAGTTTTACACCAGATATTGTTATGAGCCCACTAGCATTGCCAAGGACTGTATTGGATAAATGGGTGGATGAATTAACACCAAAAACAACAGGCGCACTACGTGATGTACTAGAACAACTTAAAAACAGACCAACATTTGCAGAACAATGGCCCGATCAATACGAACAAGGACTTGCAAAAGGTAAACGTCGTATGCTACAATTAGAGTCTATACGTGAAAGTTCTATAACTATAAATGATATTCTAAAAGAGAGACCAGAAGTACATGAGTGGTGGGAATCAATCCAAAGTTAAAGTAGTACTGCGCAATCCGTTTCAGAAGAAACAAACACTAGACTACGACATTATCTTAAATGATACCAGACTTGCACAAGACTGGCGATCAGCACTGAAGCATGAGTTGCGTAATAAAAAGTTATTAGAGAAAAACTTTTGTTTTATGGGCTTCCCACATAGTCCACGTAACTTAAACTATCTATGCAATGAACTTAACCAAGTAGTATTTCAAATTAACATGTTCAATGCTAGTGGACAGTGGCAACACATGGGACTAGACAGTTATGTAATTGAAGATTACTTTACTCCTGACGTAGTACGTTTTGGCGACGAGTATCCTGTAGGGTATGATGATGCTAATCTAGGACTAGGCATCAAGCATGAAGTAATGAACAAGTTGCACAATCACTTTGAAGTACTACAAGGCACAGTAGAAGGACTTAGCGAGTACTATAAGGTAGCAGACTACGAAACAAAGTATGCTATTAGACAGTTAAACAATATCTGTCACGAACTAGAAAGTCTAGTGCTAAGTCAACGTAAACTGGCAACTACTCCACAATTTGTCCGACCTAGTCAAATAACAACATTCCTGCATGCAGATAGATTTAAGTTACGCAGTGAACATAGACAAGGTTTTTTAGACAACGGCTACGACAGAAAGTTTGGTAATGTCTATATGCACTGGACACAAATAGGCAAAACACTAATGGAAGTGTTTAGAGACGAACACGCACCCAAACTGACAGACACAGTATGTGAAGCAATCACACACTTACAGTATTGGTCAGGTGAGTTTGATGTAGAGTGGGGTGTTGACATAGTTCGTGGAGGCGACTTTGAATGGCACAACAAACAAATGGCAGAGTTTGACAAGTGGCTAGATGACAACAACATGAATCCAGAAGATAGCTCACTAAGTCTAGGATACTTACACTTAGGCGAGATTGATCTACGTTCAGCATTTGGTACCGTACATCCACAAACTGTATGGCAACACCTAAGCAAACACTTAGACATAGCAAGAATAGAAATAGATGATGTAGTTGGAGAGTTTGACTATTGTTGGTCAGACCATGACTACAAACACAATCAAATAGAAATGATGAAACCAGGTTATGATTATAGTAGCAGGCGGTTGTAGTTTAGTTTTTGGTAGCGAACTAAAAGACTGTGACAACGTAGATCACAGCCTAAGTACGTGGCCCGCACTATTAGCAAAAGAGCATGATTACCATTGTGTAGCCTGGGGAGGCTATAGTAACGATGCTATTGCCCGTACAGTTATAAACAAGATTAGTCAGGTAGGTAAATGTGGTGTGATTGTACAGTGGACTTTCCCCGGCAGGTACGAGTTTCAGTTTGACTATGATACAGGACAACGTAAAAGTCCCTGGCATACAATTACTCCCTGGACAACTAAACAAGATGTAACAGATATGTTCTTTACTCAAGATGAAGATCAACTTGATATGCATAAAGAACACACAGTAACAGCAATAGAGTCTGGGACAGCAGAGTTTGCAGACACTTTTTATAAACATGTAGGATCAAATAACTACTGGGCGCAGTATAGCACTCTTAAAGAGATTCTATATTTGCAAATGTTCCTAAAAATTGTGGGCATACCCTATATGTTTACAGCAGTTGATAACTGTATAATGGACAACTACAACTTACACACAGACGATACTATTGCCGCTGTTTATTACAGTATAGACTGGTCAAAGTTTTACTGGTTCCCCAAAGGCAGTCATCAAGGTGAGACTGTGGCACCAAGAGGTTTTTATCAGTGGGCAGTAGAAAATAAATATCCTATGTATACAACACATCCACAGGAGTCGGCACATAAGGATGCCGCAGAACTTATAAGGGACACCTTCAATGAAATGGTTACGCAATCTAATTAACAGAATCAAGTTAGAACGAGCATATCGCAAAAAACTTAAAGAACTTCGTAAAAGAGATCCTTTTATCTACAAATGATTTTATGTATAGGCGATAGTTTTACCTACGGGGAAGAACTAGACGACACTAGAAAAGCATGGCCTAGTTTATTAGCCGACTGTTTTTATGGGATAGACGTCCTAAACTTAGGAAAGTCGGGTGCTAGTAATGACTACATATTCACTACCTCTATGGAACGTACTGCCTGGGAAAGGTTTGATGTTATAATAGTACAGTGGACAGATCCTGGTAGACTGGACTTAAAGATAGATGATACTATACAAGGTGTTAACCCTGTAACAAAACGTTTAAATGCCAACGACAAGAAGTGGCTAGATAAGTACTACAGAGAATTTTACGATGACGAGTACGCATGGCGACGTACCCTTACTCAAATTATTGCATTGCAGAATCACTTAAGACATATTCAGCAACCTTTCATAATGACATCAATGGATACAATAATAGAAAAGCGTAGCATGTTTTATACAGTATGTGGAGCCATTCTAACAGAACATTTTGTAGAACCACTAACTGCAATGGCGTATGGACATCCGTTAGGACCGGGCGGACATCCTTTAGAAGAAGGTCATCAAGCAATAGCTAAACGAATGGAAAACTATCTCAATGAAAATTTTAATTTGCGGGCTACCTGGGGCGGGTAAGACAACACTAGCAACACCTTTCGCTCAACTGATCGGCGCAGTACACATCAATGCAGACGCCGTAAGAAAAGAATATGACGACTGGGATTTTTCACCAGAAGGTCGTCAAAGACAGGCACTACGTATGCGTTACCTAGCAGATGGTATTGTTAAAGCAGGTAAGATATGTGTAGCAGACTTTATTGCACCTACACCAGAAGCACGTAAAGGATTTGGTGCTGACTTTACTATCTGGATGGATACAATCAAAGAAGGTCGTTACGAAGATACAAACAAAATGTTTGTACCCTTACAACCCAACGAATACGACTATCATGTTGCAGAATGGTTTGACGATACACACAAAGAACTTATGCAAATTGTTTCTAAATACATTTGGCCCTGGATGCAACAAAAGAAATGATTATAGATATCTTAATTAAAAGCCTAATAGGCGGCGCACTAATAGGCATAGTTAGTACACTGGTACACAAGTCGCCAACCCTGGGTGCATTTTTAATGGGCATACCTTTTGTTAGT